GAATATATAAACCAGTTGATTATAAAAATAAACCAAAAGGTTATTGTGGAATGAATATTACTGATAATCCATATTATGATTTATAATTTTTAATTAAATAAAATAAAAATTATAATTTAACGGCGGCGCTTGCGTCTGCGTTTAGTTCCCGATTTTCTGCGTTTTCTGCGTTTTCTGCGTTTTGTTACCGATTTTCTGCGTTTGCTTGATGATTTTCTGCGTTTGCTTGATGATTTTCTGCGTTTGCTTGATGATTTTCTGCGTTTGCTTAAAGATTTTCTGCGTCTGCGACGTCTTCCACCTGTTATTCCTGTGACACTTTTCACTAAATCTTGAAGTCCTGACATTATATAATATATATGTAGAAAAAAAATTTCCTAAAGTAATGAATTAAACGCATTGTTTATAAATTTTATAATTGTAATTAAAATCGTTGTGCATAATTACACTTCTATTTTCTATAATTTTGAAGTTATTGGGTATTTTTGGGAATTGTGTATCGCATTGAAAAGAATAATCAATATAAGTTATATATATTTTATCTAATTTAGGATGTTCAATATAATAATCATAAATACTTTGACCGCCAATTAGCCATATTTTATGATCATACATTAAACAATTTAATGTATTATCCAATGATTCAAAATTAGAAACGCACATTGTATTATTGAATATTTTTAAATCATTATTGTTTAAAGAATTGCTTAAGATAATATTTTTTCTATTTTTTAATGGTTTTGTTGGTAAACTTTCCCAAGTATTTCTACCCATAACGACAACGTTATTGTCGCCATTTGATGTTTTTTTTTTAAAATATTTTATCTCATTTGGTATATTCCACGGCAATCTATTTTTATATCCAATTCCACGATTTTTGCAAAAAGCAACAATCATATTCATTAGTTTTTAATTAAATAATATAAGATATATTTATATATATGTCGGAAATATTTAACATTGTCTTATTAAAACCAAACCAAACGCCAATCATATATACATTCGATGATGTAAAAAAGAGTAAATCATTAAAAAAAAAACAAATACTAATTCCGATTTACAGGGATGATACAATACAACGAATAAAGGAAAAAATATACATATATACCGATATTAAACTACCATTATCTGAAATGTATTTATTTAAAAAGGAAAGAGTCACGTTTAATATTGAAGAAATACATAAAAATTTAACACAAGATAATTCATTAGAATTGGATAATTATAGATTGACAACATATTTTAATAATTGTGATAAAAAAATAAATATTGATGATAACGATAAAAAAATTATTTACAATCAAATAGATTTGAACAATATTGTTAATAAATATTATAATAACGAAAATTTAATTAATAATCCTATTGGTCACGATATAATATATAATTCACAGTTTCCATATATTATAAATCCGTTTGAATTAAACGAAATGGATTTAGTATTGGATAATGATGAAGCAAATATTATTACAAAAAATAAAAAATTATTATTAGAATTTAATGAAATTGAAAATAATACATTATATCTGTGTTGTGTAGAAGATGTGATAAACTTTCATAAAACCAATGATAAAATCTCTCAGGAATATATTTTCAAAGTATATTTTCCTCAACTATATATTTTTAATAATATTAATACATTGGATACTTTATTATCAAAAAGAAATGAATTGGTAAGTAATATTGAAAAAAAAGTTGATAAAATTATAAGTATTGAAAATAAAATACAATATTTACAAAAAATATCTAAAAATGAAAAAGGTAACATTGTTAACAGTGGTATTACTGATATTATTTTTACAATTTACCCAACATCAACAGTTAAATTAACATTGGAGACAATTTTCAAAATTTTACATTCAACAAAAGAAATACCTTTGATAAAATATAATTCAAATTATAATGAAAATTTATATCGGTTATATACAAATAATTATATTTCCAATACGGGTAAAAAGATTCCAACGCTATTTGTAGATAATAATAATAGATCTGTCAAGATAAAACAAATATCTAAAAATATTGCAACGCATAATAAAATTGGATTTTATATACCATATAATGAAGATTTTATTAGAGAAGATATTTTTTGTGATTTTCTAGAAAATGGCAATATCATTATTCATTTGGAAAGTCATATAAAACCGAAATCTATAGAAGAAATTGAGGAAATTATTCGTGAAAAAATTAATAAAAATATTTTAGAAAAAATCAATAATTTTACAAAGGATGTTGGATATACATTTACTGAATTTAATAATTTAAATTCTGATAATATTGAAATTAATAATATTGAAATGGCATATTTATTTAAAAATGATAATTTTATTGACTTAAATGATTTTATGTCGTGTTTATCACCTGTAATTAATATAACAAATGGTATTTTAAAAAATGATAGCAATGAAATCAATCTAATATATAAGCGTGTATCTAATTTTCAAGTAATGTCGAGTATTAATTCTTTTATAACGTTACAAAGACAACAAAATATACACGAACTTGATGTTATTAATAATATTAAAAAAACATTTCAAGTTGAAAAAACGGAAGCTATAAATTATTTTTCAAATTGGCAAAGAGAAATTCAGATGGAGATAGATAAATTTGAGAATAAAAAAATAAAAATATTAGATAATCCGGGATTTAAAATTACTATAAATAAAAAAGATCATTTTATTGATACGTTGGAAATTTGTAATTTAATAAAAGTTACCAATATTAATAATATAAATTATTTACAATATGTTGAAAATTATATATTTCTTTTAATTTCTTTAATAAATAAAAATTATAATGAAGATGAGATGAATGAATTGTGTAAATTACAAGATGATGTTATTATTGCAGAAACAAAGGAAGACAATGATGTTTTAATAAATGAGGAAGAAATAACAAAGAATCAAAAGCTAATCCAAAATCAAACGGGTAAACTTGAGATATTTTTAAGCGATGATGAAGATATTGACATTGATGAATTTTTAGAATCTGATAATGAATCAGATTTGGATGACTATTTGGAATCAGAAGATGAGTCAGAAAGCATTTCCCAAGAAAGCATACCAAAGGAAAGCATACCAAAGGAAAGCATACCAAAGGAAAGCATACCAAAGGAAAGCATACCAAAGGAAAGCATACCAAAGGAAAGCATACCAAAGGAAAGCATACCAAAGGAAAGCATTTCCCAAGAAAGCATTTCCCAAGAAAGCATACCAAAGGAAAGCATACCAAAGGAAAGCATACCAATTATAAGCAAAGTTAAAACTGCAAAAGATTTAGTATTAGAATCAAAAAGAAAAAGATTATCTAGAAAGGTTAGTAGACGAAAATCAACGGCTTCACTCATTCCAATTGTGAAGCAGTCAACACCACCAGAAATGAAAAAATCAGAGTCTCCACCCAAAATACCCGTTACTGCACAACCGATGCCAATACCTCCGTCTGAAATGAAAAAATCAGAGTCTCCACCCAAAATACCCGTTACTACACAACCGATGCCAATACCTCCGTCTGAAATGAAAAAATCAGAGTCTCCGCCCAAACCTGTTACTGCACAACCAATGCTATCTCAATCTGAAATGAAAAAATCAGAGGAAAATATTTCTTTTTCAGATTTTGAATTATCCGAAGCATCATCGGAAGAAGAAGCTGATGAAGTTAAAGCAGACGACGAATCGGGTGAATCATTTTCTGAAGTTAAAGCAGACGACGAAGCAGGCGACTTAGATGAATCATATGACTCAGATGACTCAGATGAAGTAGTAAACGAACCTATGTTAAAAAAAAGACAAAATGATTTGGTGGCTAATATTTCTTCGGATATTTCTTCGGATATTTCTTCGGATATTTCTTCGGATATTTCTTTGGATAAAAAGGGCGGTGTAAAACTTAAGGCAGATATAAAAAAATATAAATTGTCTGGACACGATCATTTTTTTAGACAGCGATTAAGATCAAGACAACCAGATTTATTTTTAGAAAGAAAAGACGGTAAATTTTCAAGTTATACTCGTTCTTGCCCTTGGTCAACGCGAAAAATGCCCGTAATTTTAACTGACGAAGAAAAAGCATACATTGATTTAAAGGATGGTGATGATAAATCATATGATGAATATATCTCATACAATTATAAAAAAGATGAAAAACCATTTCATTATATTTGTCCAAGATTTTGGTGTTTTTCAGACGACGATGGAAAAGGCAGAAGTTTATCTGTAAAACAAATTAATAATGGGGAATGTGGTGGATGGGATGCGGTTATACCACATAATGCAAAAAAAATAAAATCGGATAAACATAGAATTTTTGAATTTACTGATAAACGTTATCATAGAAAAGGCAATAAGCACCACCCTTTATCATATAATACCCATTATCCATTATATCAGACAAATTCTCATCCAAAAAAATATCCAGTACCGTGTTGTGGAGATACACCAACGCAACAAGAATTTACCGGACCCAATAACAATATCCCAATTTATATTAAAACGGGTGATGATAAATATTCCTTTAAAATTTCTGACAAATGTAGCATTGAAGATTGTAAAATAACTAATCAAGTATATGTTTATGAAATAAAAATACCAGTTGCAAAGAAAAGTGGAGAAAAAGTTAAAATTTTTTATGGAAAGAGGGCAATTATTACAGAAATTATAGATAATGATACTGTAAAAATCCAATTAAATGAAAAAAAATATAATAAAGAATTTATTGTTCCTATTGATTTATTATATAAAAATAAACCATTAACAAAAAAGGAAGTTCAAAAAGATGAAAATATGATGTTTGAAAATAATTATATTTATAATAATAAATTACCTTTGAAAAAAGAATTTAACGAATGGACTGAAAAAGATTGGATAGATTATGGAGAAAAAACAGAAGGGAAAACTGATGGTAAAAAGATAAATTTAAATAAATTTAAAACTGCTGTAAAAAGAGTTAAAAAGGTACCCTCAAACGCGCAATGGAAAAAGTTTATTAAATATGATAAACGCGGGATAGGTAAAAAAAGAAACCAAGAATTTATGGATGATGGTAAAACAAAACAACAAGACAACAAACCATTGTTAAATTTTCCATTGGAAAAAAATCGTTTAGGATACTTATCATTATCTTTGCAAAAATTTTTACAATACAATACTGTAAAATGTTATAAAAATTCTAATCAAGAAAAGAAAGAATTAGAAAGAAATTTTCCTTGTTTGTTACGTTTGGGTATTGATGATAATAGCAATAGTTCATTTTTGTCCTGCATTAGTACTATTTATGGTGAATATAAAATAAAAGATTCAATTATAGATGAAAGAGAAGGTGATTTAAAAAAAATTTCTTTACTAGATTATAAAAAATTAAAGGATATAATAAAAAAAAAATTAACATTGGATATATTTATAACACTTCAGAATGGTAACTTGATAGATTTATTTTATAAAAAATTACAACTGAGTGATAAATATATTTTAAAATATAAAAGAACAGATATTTATAAAAAAAGTGTTTTAAAAAAAATAAGCAAATCAAAAGAATTTATGAAATATATTATTTGTTCCTTTGAAAATTTTATAAAATATTTAATGGAAAATGATAAAATTAATTATGAATTTATTTGGGATCTAATATGCGAACCAACTTCAAAAAATGGTATATTATTTGAAAATGGTATTAATCTAATAATATTAAAAAATTTAAAAGATAGTTTATTAGATAAAATAGAATTAATATGCCCAAATAAAAGTTATTCTAAAAATATTTTTGATATAGAGAAACCAACGGTTGTTTTGTATTCTGAAAATGACATTTATGAAATTATTGCATCAGTAAAAAGTATATCAACGAAAGTATTTAAAATTAATAGTTTTTTTAATAAAAAATCACCTATAAAAGAATTGGTAAAGATGCTTGAAAAAATTAAAAAATATGTTAATAATAATTGTAAAAATATATCATATATTCAGGGAATCACTTATAATATCACGGCAATAGATATAATAGATGAATTGATTAGGATAAATGATGAAAATGATTATTTAAATATTTCAAATATGTTACAAATTATTAATTTAAAATCTCAAGTAATTGGGTTATCCGTCAATATAAATATTGACGGTGATAGTAGTGATTTATTTATACCAAGTTACCCATCAAAAATAAATAAACAATTTGAATATAAATTTTTAAATGAACCTGGTTATTCATTGCCTTTGATACCATATGATAAGTTAAAAAAGTTTTTTATTGAATTAAATAATAATACGGATAGTTTAAAAATAAATTTTATGTCTTATATCATTGAAGATTCAAAAATTGTTGGCATTATTACAGAAACAAATCAATTTATACCAATAGAACCATTGAATATTAATGAAGTTACCGAATATGATTTAACGGATTTAAAAGGAGAAGAAATGAATAAAGTGGAATTTAGCACGTATGATGACGATAATATTTATAATGAATATAATCTAGATACTGAAATTTTATTAAATGATAGTACAGATTCAAATAGAAAAAAAGAAATTTTAAAAATTAAATTGGAGAGTAATTTTTATAAAACATTTTTAAATCTTTTTAGAATTATAATTAATAAGAGTATTAATGATAAAGAAAAAAAAGAATTATTAGTTTTACTGGAAGAAAAAACCAATTACGTCGTTAAATTAAATAAAATATTTAAATTCTTACAAATAATGTTAAAAAGGTATGTTCAATATTCGGATGATTTAATTCCAAATAATTACGAGGGTGTTTCACATCTTACAACTTGTATTACAAAAACAACACAAGATGAATGTACATTGTCAAAATGTTTGTGGAATGTTGATACTTGTCAACTTTTATTACCAAGAAAAAATTTATTAACGGATGATATTAATGAAAATGTTTATACGGGAAAATTAGCAGATGAGTTAATTCGCAATGATAAAAAAAGATTGTATTTATTAGAAAAAAACCAATATATGGTGTTAAAAGAAATGCCTTATAAAATAAATGATGATGAAATATTAATATTGGAGGAATCATTATTTACTGATTATCTGAGTGATATAAGTTATATTAATAATAATAAATATTATAATATTAAAAATTCATATGGATATGTTAAACCCGGTAATGTAAATACAAATGTTAGTTATAGCCTTGAAAATTTTTTAAATGAAGATTTGAATAATGATATTAGTGAAGAGAAAAAAAATGAGTCAATGGCGTTGAAAAATAAAATAAGTCAATTAAAACAAGGTCTTGGGAGAAAAAAATTAAAAGTAAATGAGAAAACTGGAAAAATAAGGTTATAAATAATATTTAAAAATTTAAAATATTATTTAAAATAATGTGAATCTGTTTATTATGGAATTGTTATTTCGCGCGGGGGTGTTGCGAATGGATCGCGGTGTCCTTGGTAATTCTCTTTCTGGTTGAAATGGGTCTGCTATGATTGTATTTTCCGATTCTGCAAATATACTAGAAGATGTTGAGTTTAAAATTGATGATATGGATGAATTTATGTTACTATCATTTAATGATTGTATAAATTCATTAAATGAATCATCAACTGTCGTACCAATTGGTGGTAAATATGTGGTTTGTCTCCTTCTATTATTTCTTCTATAAGTGAATGGTCTACTCTCCCGTGTTGGGTGTACCAAGTCTTCATCCGAATCATCGTCTAATAATAATCTTATATTTTGTGTATTTCCAGTATCAATATTTTGTTCATCAATTATATTATTTGATATATCAATTATTGAATCTTGTGGTGTACTATTACCAAATGTGGATGGTGTTTCATATAACACTTGCTCTCTATATTTTAAAGTTATGAAATAACTAGTTGAATAATAATTTTTGAAATATAATATTAACTTATCTTTAATCTCTTTAAAATATTTATCTTTCAATAAAGGATTGCATAAGAATTTGTATTTTAAATATAAAACTATAATATGGTTCATATTTTTAATAATCCGCTGTTTTTTAAATTGTGTTAATTCCTTTTTTAAAAATATATAACCAATATCTTTTCTAAAAAAATGAAGAATTGTAAGTAAATATTCAATTAAATATGTATAAAAAGCATTTTTACCATAATATTCTATAGCATTTTCCTGTAAAATTGGATAATTTTTCTTTTTAAAAAAAACCATATTAAACGAACATTTAAAAAAACTTAATATTATTTCTGGTATAACATATGTTGTTTTATTAAAACTAAAAAAAATATTATATAAATTATAATCTTTAAACACAATATTTGTATATGGATTTTTTAGTTTTTTTGGTATAGAAAACATATTTTCACTTTTAAATAAGGCAATCTTCCATAAATAAATTAAATCTAAAATCCTAAATTTATATATTGTTTTATTTTGTATGATATTTATTATTTCTTTTTCCTTATAGTTATCAAGGGGTGTAAAACGAAGATCGCGGTCATTATCGTATTTTTTATATAATGATAATTTCATTTTCTTAGAAAATTTATTAAAAATATTAATGATATTTTTTGATTTAACATATAACTTTTCCATTTTCTCTTTTTCATTATCAGGCATACTTATATTATATTTGATTGCAAAATTAAAAAAATGTACATCTGAATATTTTTTAAATGTATTTTTATAAATGATAAATGAATCACTATATATATATTCGTTTGAATTAGCTTCAATTGTATCCATTATTTTTTTAATCAACATTAGGTTATATATATTGTGATTATATTTTTAAATAAAAATATATTTGAAAATAATAATTTTTCTTTTAAAAATCCATATTGTAGTCATCAGGTGTAAACCCAGAATCTTTAATATTTGTTTCAAATTCGCTTTCAATTTTGATTTTGTCTTTTGAACAAAAATCTTTTGGGTCATCAATATTTAATAATTTATCAACATCATCTTCATCGTCCAATGTTTTCTCATTAAGCTCTGATAACTTTTTAATATTCAATAGAATTTGAAACGATCCAGTACCATAATATCCTTCTTGCCCAACCATAATATTAGCAGAAACCCCAGTCATCAAATCCAATTCGCCGTGTCTTGCAGCTCTTAGAAACATTTCGGGTGTTTCTTCAAAACAAGCTTTTGCAATTGGTCCAATATCATCATTATTAATACCGTGTCTGAATACAGAAACCATTTTTTTGGTTGCAGTAATGCGATCAGCCAACATTGTTAAATGATGCATATCAATATATGTACCATCAAATCCAATGGCTTCTTCCAATTCATTTAAAATACATTGTCTCGCTGCTTCAATTCCCAACGTTCTGAATGTTTCTTGAATATCACTGGTAATTGTTTTTGAAGCATCAATATCATTTTGTGCTAACATATCAGACAAATTCGTACCAACAGTATCTAAAACCCAAATATCTCTTGGTTTATATTGACCATTTTCATAATTCATTGAACCTGCAACTTTGCGAATAATGATTTTGGGTATATTTTTAACACCTTTTAGAATGATATTTTTCAATAAATTTTGCTGTAAATTTTTAAGTAAATATATTTCATCATTTTTATCTAATGTTTTCTTTTTGGTATTGGATAAATTGATACCTCTGATTCTGAAAATGAGATTATCTTTATTGAAATCGCTATATACACATCTTATTTGAATTTTTGGCCCATTTCCACTATTTTTAATTGCAAAATATACATCATCCATTGAAATATTTTTTTCAAGCATATCTTCTTTTGATAACTCTAACCGAATTATCCATTTTGAAAATATATCAGACTCTTTAAATTCTGACTCTATTCCAATCTCTGTCATCATTGTTTCAAATTCAAAATATTCTTCCAATATTTCTTTATCTTCTGAAATATTAGTTACATCTATTTTTGGATCAAAATAAATACTTACGGTTTTTACAATATCGCTTAAATTGGTATATTCCAATTTATATTTTAATTCCATAGCCTTGTTTAAATTTGTTTCATCTTCTTTATTAAGTCTAATTGTAATAGAAGGTTTTTTTGGATTTTCGGAAAGTGAAAGAATTTCTTCAATTCTTGGAACACCTCTAGTTACATTGGATTTTGAGGCAACTCCAGCAAAATGAAATGTATTTAAAGTCATTTGTGTAGTAGGTTCTCCAATGCTTTGTGCCGCAACCAAACCAACCATTTCACCAGGATTTACAATTGCTTTTTTATAATTAAATTCTATTTTTTCCAAAAGCAATATAATTGCGCGTTTATTAAATCTTTTAACAGTTAGTAAATTTTTAGGAGACAGATAATAATACCAAGCCATTTTAAATAACTGAGATGGTCGCGAATATTCATTAAATTCAAGTTTTTTATAATATTTATCTACAATATTGTATAATTCCAAAGGTGTAATATCAACGGTGTTATTTCTTGTTATATATAAGTTATTTTGAATATTATTTATTAATCTATCAAACTGGATTGGTATGTGAATTTTAGATTCGGAATCATAATTAAATACATATTTAACAATATCGTCTCTATTTTTAATAATCATTTTAATAATTGATTTTGTTTTGATCTTTAAATCTTTCTTTTGTGATTTATATCTTTTTTTTGTTTCAGAATCAAAGTTAGATAATTCTATAGATTGACTTTTTCTATCATTTGGAATTTGATAATGCATAAATATTTCTTCCAACGACATTTTAACAATTGGCAAATGTACAGTTTCAACTTTCATTGTATTAATATTATCAGTACCATATCTGAATTGTATAATTTTATTTTTATTATTTCTTACCGTCATATCATATCTTACACTAAGATCTTCCAGAGATTTAACAAGTCTTCTCTGAATATAACCGGTGGAACTCGTTTTAACAGCCGTATCAATGAGTCCTGTTCTCCCACCCATTGCGTGAAAATATAACTCTTCTGGTGTCAGCCCTTGAATAAAAGAACTTTCAACAAATCCGCGCGCTTGAGCAGTATCGTCATATTTTGTATAATGTGGCAATGTTCTATCTTCAAAACCATAAGGTATTCTTTTATTATCTACATTTTGTTGTCCTAAACAAGAAATCATTTGTGCAATATTAATTGTTGATCCCTTTGATCCAGCTTTGACCATTGTAACAAATCTATTGCTTTTATCCAAACTATTTCTACCAATTTTACCAGCTTCTTCTTGTGCTTTATTTAAAATTGAATTGACTTTTGTTTCAAATTCAACTTGATTTGTTTTACCCGAATTATTCTCAAATACCCCTATGTGGAGTTGATTTAACAGCTTTACAACTTCTGTTTTTTTATTTGTTACTGCGTTTGAAATTTGTTTATTTGTGTTTGAATCGGCAATTAAATCACTTATACCAACGCTGTATGAAGATAATTTCATATACTCGGTAACGATGGATTGTATATTATCTATAAAATCCGAAGCATTCATATCACCATAGTCATTATAAATAGAACGTATCATACCATTCATTTTTCCAGAAAGAACACCTTTATCCATTTGTCCACGAATATATTTACCGTTAACAATTTCAATAATATTATTTGTTGTTTTCTTATCATCAGAATCTTCAAATTTGCTATTGCGAAAACTAGCATTTAATGGTGGTAAAATTTGTGACAATATATCAAAACTTTTAATTTTATCATTATTAAATATTGATAAATCAATATTTTTATTATACATCAATAAATTCATTGCCGTTCTCTTATTAAAAGTAATATTTTCTCTTGTAAAACGATAACATCCCAATAAAGAATCTTGAAAAATACCAACAATTGACTGATGGTTTGCTGGACTAATAATGCATTTTGACACAGCGCATAATTCTAATAATTCACTTTGAGATTGCTCTCCTTGTGGACCGTGCATATTCATTTCATCACCATCAAAATCTGCATTATATGGTTTTGTATCAGCAACATTCATACGAAATGTATTTCCCTTTTTCATAACTTTAACAATGTGACACATCATTGACATTCTGTGAAGACTCGGTTGTCTATTAAATAATACTGGATCGCCATTAATCAAGTGTCTATGAACAATATCGCCTTCATAAATTTCCAATGTATTTCTATCAACATACCTTAAAGAAATGCTTTCGCCACCCTTCCTTTCTAAAATATTTGCACCTGGATAAATATCGGGACCATTTAAAACAAGTTTTAATAAGAATAATTTATTTCTTTTATTTACGGTATTTGGAAATGTGATATTTTTAGCGATTTTTAGAGGAACACCCAATTCTCTAATACTTATGTTAGCGTCTGGTGTAATAACAGATCTTGAAGAAAAATCAACTCGCTTTCCCTGCAAATTACCTCTCACCCGACCTGTTTTGCCAACCAATCTTTCTTTAATTGATTTCAAAGCTCTCCCTGATCTTTGTGCAACGGAAGCCACACCGGGTATCTTATTATCCACCATTGTTGCTACATAATACTGCAATACTGTTGCCCAATCGTCTATCACTTTAGAATCGGCACCCTGTTGAATTTTATCTTGAAGTGTTGTATTTGCTTTAATAATGTTAACGATGATATGTGAAATATCATCCTCACTCCTCTGTTGCGAGTCGTGTTTTACAGATGGTCTTACAGCAGGCGGTGGTACGGCCAATACTTGACAAATAAACCATTCTGGTTTACACCATACTGGACTAAATCCCATAAATATCATATCTTCATCACTAATTCGCTTCATAATTCTAAGAATGCTTTCTGGTGATAATTTGATTGTTGGTTTTTCTTTAATAATACCAGTTGCACTTTCAATACCATCAATCTTTTCCCATTCTGCATATATGTCTGCCAAATCTTGTTTATAAATTTTTCTAGGTTGTTTAATACCGCAACCATCTTCCGTATCTTCACCACATCTTTTTATTTTATTTGCGTGTTTGAAAACAAAATCAAATCTTTCTTTTGGTGATAATTTATAAATAAAGTCATATTTCTTTTTGCTTATTTTGCATTTACCACATTTAATACATACTGTTCTTAATATTTTTATAAGAGTATTTAAATACTGAATATAAAATACAGGTTTTGCCAGTTCAATGTGTCCAAAATATCCCGGCGTTTTCATATAATCAAACCCATCCGTTGGACATATTAACCCGGGTTCTAATACACCCATTCTTGGGTCAAATAAACCGTTTATAACGGGTTTATTATTAATATAAGTATCCCTTGATGTTATTTCCGCAACACTACTTTTTCTTATAGCGTCGGGACCCAAAACACTAAATTGAATTCCTAATATTTTTGAAGCATCGGAAATATTTTGTTGTGCATACATTCTTATATTTATAATAGAATATATTCAAATCATTATTTTAAATCAATTTTAAAATATTAATTTCAAAAATATTTCAAAATATTAAAAAATAAAAAAATTGATATTAAAAAAATGAAATTATAAAAATAATATAAATATAATTTATAACACTTAAAATGGATATGACAACCGATAATGAAAAATCTCCTAAATCAATTAATCAAAATGTATTAAATGAAGATGTTAGTGATGCTGAAAATAGTACAGAAAGTTACGATTATGATCCCGGCGATGAAGACTATGATGACGAAGACTATGATGACGAAGACTATGATCCCAATGACGAATACTCCGAAGACATTGTTGAAGATTATCAAGATTTTCTTTATTCATTATTTCCATCAAAATATTTAAGAAATAAAATAAAAGATAAAAAAAGAAATAAAACAGAATCAAAAGAAACAAAAGAATCAAAAGAAACAAAAGAAACAAAAGAAACAAAAGAAACAAAAGAAACAAAAGAATCAAAAGAAACAAAAAAGGCAAAAAAGGCAAAAAAAGCACAAGGATCAAAGAAAGCACAAGGATCAAAGAAAGCACAAGGATCAAAGAAAGCACAAGGATCAAAGAAAGCACAAGGATCAAAGAAAGCACAAGGATCAAAAAATAATAAAAATTTAAAAAAAGCTTTTAAAGTGTTAAAAGTTAAAAAAAATAAGTTTCCATCCGACGAAGATGAATTATTAGATGAACAAGATGATATTGATTTAACTAAAGCAAGATTTAATATTATTTACACTATTAATGATGATGGTATGAATGCCAATGAACACGATTATTTTAGTTCATCAGAAGAAATAATTTCTTCGGATGATAGTGAAATTGAAGAAATTAGAAATAAACTTGCAGACGATGTTACTGAAGAAGAGTGGGAAAAAGTTATGCGGTTAGATGAAGAGAAATTAAAAAAAGAACAATCTAATAAAAAAAAAATGATTAATAAATTATGCGTTGGTGAAAAGATTACGGTAAAAAAACCAGAATGGAATAAATCTTATAATGGTGTAATTAAAAAAATAGTTACGAGGGGTAGTTCTAAAAGAAAAAAAAAATATTTTAATGTACAATTAGAAAATAAAGAATTTGAACTTTTAAAAAATTTACCGGGAGATTATTTATCAAATATTAAAAAAAAAGACGAAACGGAAAAAATATCCTTAGAAATAAAGGAATTAATTGAATTAAAAGATAGTGATAATAATAAATTTGAAAAAAAAATGGAAGAATATAGTGAAAAAATTAGTAAAGAACAAGATAAAAAGAAGAAGAAAAAACAAAAAAAGCAGACACTTATTAATATTAAAAGATTAAAAAAATTATTAAAAGAAAAATCAAACTCAAATGATTTTACTTATTTTAAGAAAATGGAATTGGAAGATCAAAAAACAATACTTAGAAATTTGATTGAAATGAATAAAAATACAGAAATAGATATGCCTTATCGTTTAAAACTTATCAAATCAAATATAGAACCATCTATTAAATCAGTTGCAATTAAAAAAGTTAAAATGTTAAATATGATGGACCCTGGGTCTGGGGAATATTACAAGAATAAATTATGGGTTGATACATTTATGAGTATTCCATTTGGAATCCATAATAAATTACCTGTTAAATATGATGATGGTATTGATAAGTGTCGCGATTTTATGGAAAATGCGAAAGAAACATTGGATAATGCTGTATACGGATTAAATGATGCTAAAATGCAGATTATGCAAATGCTTGGTGGGTGGATTAGTAATCCAAATGCCGTTGGTACCGCAATCGCAATACACGGTCCAATGGGGACTGGTAAAACAACACTTGTGAAAGAAGGTATTAGTAAAATTTTAAATAGACCATTTTCATTTATCCCATTGGGGGGTGCAACTGATAGTAGTTTTCTTGAAGGTCATTCATATACGTATGAAGGGAGTATATGGGGTAAAATTGTTGATGTTCTTATTCATAGTAAATGTATGAATCCAGTATTTTATTTTGACGAATTGGATAAAATTAGTGATACACCAAAAGGAGAGGAAATAACGGGTATATTAACACATTTAACAGATACAACGCAGAATAATCAATTTCACGATAAATATTTCTCTAATCTTGATTTTGATCTTAGCAAGGCTTTATTTATATTTAGTTATAATCACGAAGAAAAAATCAATCCGATTTTAAAAGATAGAATGTATAGAATAAAAACGAACGGATATGATAAAAAAGATAAAAGGGTGATTGCGCAAAAATATTTGATACCATCTATTATGAAAAATATCAACTTTAAAGAAGGTGAAATTATTATTAAAGATGAAATTATTGAACATATTTGCGATAAATATACAACTGGGGAAAAGGGTGTTAGAAATTTGAAAAGATGTCTTGAAATTATTTACGGTAAAATAAATTTATTTAGATTATTAAATGCCGATAGCAAACTATTTGATGGAGAAGTATCAATGAAAGTTGAATTCCCATTTGAGGTTACAACAGATATTGTTGATAAACTCATTAAAGACCAGGACAAGAAGACTATTCCATTTGGAATGTACATGTAAATACTTTTGGGAAAAGTAAGACAAAACTACTTTTGGGACAAAACTTTTTTATAAAAAAAAATATTTACAGAATCTTTTTTTTTATTGTTCAAATTTAAGAACAAGTAAATATAATTTAATTTGTGAATATGTTATGTTTTTACCAAGTTCCATCTTAATTGGTTTTAAATACTTTTTGCCAACTTTTTCTATAGCAAGTTTAATTCGTTCCTCTTTTTCTTCCGTCAATCCAAAATAATCCATAATTATATCAATATCGTCATTATGTTCGTACATATATAAGACGTGATTTTCAATTGTATTTTCGGAGATATTTAAAATACTTGATATTTCTTTTATCGTTTTACCCTGTTTGTAATATAATAGAACGCTATCCTTGGTTTTACTCTTTGGGTGACATTCTTTGCTGTATTTGCTCTTTGTTTGGGCATTTGTTTTAAAACTTAAATATTTCTCCATAAATTCACTACAATGATTTGACATAATAAATTCTTTAGAAATACCATTGACTTTCCATAATTCATTAAGATTTTTGGGAGATTTTCTATTAATATTCATCAAAACCCTGTCATTAATAAATGAAGCCGCTGGTAATCCCATTTTTTTCGCCATTGTATTTCTCAACTCCATCAAATCAATGAGTGTTTCTCCCGATTTTTTAAATTTAACATCTATTTTATTACAAATATCAATCTTTGTTATTATTTTATCATTATTTAATGATTTGGACCCTATCCCAATTACAAAACCTTTACCAGCTTTATATCTTGATAATAATTTTTTACTTACCAATAACTCTATAATTTCTTTTAATACTTCATTTTTCTTTTTTATATTTTTTTTTATATTTGATAGTGTTTTTGTCATACCAACATAGTATCCTTTTTCAGAATGTTGTTTTTTTATGATTGAAATTATTTTTTTTGATTCTTCAGTTATATCAACTAATTTTCTTTTATCTTTTATTAAACAATTATCACACATTTCACATTTCATATTATCTTCAATATCTTCTTCTGATACGAATTCACCTGTCTTAAAATAATGTTCAATTATTTGATGTCTACATATATATTTTTCTTTAAGAAAACGTCTGAAAGTATCCATACCAATTGTTTTAATTTTTTTCTGTTCTTCGTCCGTTGATAGTGAAATTAAATATGAAGTTGTGCTAAAATCATTATCATTATAAAATATAGTTGCTTTGCTATTTACACCATCCCTACCAGCTCTACCTATTTCTTGGTAATAACTTTCAATATTAGAGGGTACACCATAATTAATTACTTGACGTATATCAGATTTATCAATTCCCATACCGAATGAAATTGTTGCAACTATTACCATTATTTCGCCAGAAATAAATAAATTATGACTAATTTCTTTATCTTTTTTGTCCATTCCACCGTGATAACGCTCTGTTAAAATACCACGCCTTTTTAAATCTATACATAGATTATCGCATATTTTACGTGTTTGGACATAAATGATAGTTGGTTCGTTAAACGAACAATTTGAAAATTTTGATTTTGGTAAAACATTAATCATTATGTTTGTTCTTTTTGTACCTAATATATATTCTTTAGATTTTGAAATATTTAAAAACTTGTGCATCTCTTTTAAAACGCGTGGTGTAGCGGTGGCCGTAACTGCCAAAACTGGTATATTTGCAAAGTGTTTTTTTAAAATCCCAAGCTTTTGATAACTTGGTCTAAAATCGTGACTCCATTGAGATACACAATGCGCTTCATCTATTGCAAATAAACCAATATTATCTTTTATTCTATGGAAAGCTGCCAATCTTGATACAATAAATTCTGGAGTTGTATAAATAATTTTATATTTAGTATAATGTCCAACACCAACAGACGTTTCGGAATTTAAACAAATCGCTTTTATATTTTTAGAATTTAGATATTTACACTGATCATTCATTAATGAAATGAGTGGGGAAACAACGATTGTAATTTTATCAGTGAATGTCGCTGGGAATTGATATAATAATGATTTACCGCCACCCGTTGGCAATATTACAAAAACGTCTTCATTTTTTAATAAATCTTTAATAATATCTTTTTGATTATTGCGAAATGTATTGAACCCATAAATATCTTTTAAATGGGTCTCCATAGTAAATTTATAACTGTATAAATTTATAATAAAAAATATATCAATTTTATTATAAATATGTTTTGTCATACTTTTCTCAAAAGTATTTATGTGGAGTCATACAACTGTTCAACACGAATAGTAAAAGAATAATCACTATTATTTAAATCAATAGTGCGACCAAATTTATCCAATAATTTAATACGCAATTTCATTAAGTCAACCGGACCAAAATAACTTCTTTTAAATTGGTAATCAACATCACCATTTGTATAATTGAATGAATCGTAATAATTATTCATCTTCGCAAAAATATTAATATCATTAATTATGGAATTTTCAAAAGGAGAAATCAAAGATTTGGCAAAATTTTTATTAAAATCATCCAATGAGAGAAAAATGTACCGATCGCCGTGGTTATTCTGATAACAAGCTTCTGCACCGAACCCTTCAATGTTATCATAAAATACTTTATCCACCGCAATATAATCTGTGTCAAAATCATAATATTGTTTTCTGTATCCCAAAACCCATCCCATATTTAATTGTATGGAACGATTTTCATCCGAACTTAAACGCCAATCTATATTAAAATAATAATGAGTGTTTGCTGCCGCGGTAGTATCATTATATGAAAGATCGTTTCTTAAACCACCATTATTACCATCCGCCAAAGATCTTATATCTCTAAAAAATGATATTTTTTTGTTTATTTTATCATAAATGCAGCCAACTCTTCTTAATTCTCTATTATTTGCATCGGGTTTCGGAGAGAATACATATTTATTTAAATAGTCAACCAATTCTTCTGGTGTATAATTACCATTTTTAATTCTTATTATATGTTTTTTTTTATTAGCAACAGTGGCTGTAGATTGTATCGGACCCGTCTTATCATATGTTTCAATGGTAAATTCATTCGTACCAGTAACTGACGAAAATGTATAAATTGTATTGGGGATATCAGTATTTGTTAAAGTTAAACTGGTAACATTTTTTAATGTTTCTGGTAAATCAATGATAAAATCAGTGGAATTTTGCCCATAATAATTTTTACGGAAAAGTGTATTAATACATAATGTTTTTGTAACGGCAGCCTTTTTCAAGGGATTAATAAATGATTTAAACTCATCATTTATTTTTTTTTTTATTATTGGGTTTTCATCAGAAAAAAGTTCATTTTTTTCTAAATTAGGCATAAATGTTCCTTTTGTTAATTTGTATTCAGAATCATTTTCTAATAAATTTTTAAAAGCTTTATCCAAAAATTCCAAAATTAGTATTTTTTCATTTTCTGGTATACCAATTTCAGCATTAACATTTGTCAACATTTTATTATAATTATCATTTAACTTATTTTTTTCAAAATCTTCATCAATGTTAAGATCAAACATTTCAAATAAATCAACTTTTGAATAATTATTCAAGTCATAATTTAATTTTGACATAATATATAAAATTAATATATTATAAATTCGTGTATTTAATTTATCTTTATTATATACATAAAAATGAACATTTTTAAATCAGATAATTCTCGTAAAACAGCTAAAGAACATATAATACAAAAAAGAAATATTAATTTATTTCTTGATATTTCTAAAAATAACACAGGGAATGGTATAGCGTGTGTTAAGTCTAAAAAAATAACTAAATTTAATAATCATAGTAATTTATTAAATGTTACACACGGTTTTCACGATTATTTTCAAAACGGTAAATGTACAGATATTTGTAACAATTTATTATCAAATGTTGCCTATGATATTGAAGTATTTAGAAATAAACCAACCCCTTCTATAAAAAATAGTGATAGCAGTAACAATGATCTTTCAAATAATTATGCGGGTATAATGTTGACACACCAATTGGAATCAAATTATCCAAATTCATCTATTTTAGATTCTAGTGAAAACTCTTTAAAATTATACTCAAATGTAAAAGAAATCACCGGAGCAACCATTGTATTGAGAAGAAATACAAAAAAAACAAAATGTTTCAAAATCAAAACAAATGATATTTTAATACAATAATGTATAATGGTTTAAAACCATATTATTGTAATTATTCAATGTTAAGCAATTCTTCAATGTTAAGCAATTCTTCAATGTTAAGCAATTCTTCAATGTTAAACAATTCTTCAACGTTAAGCGAGTTGGTTTATAAAAGGGATATTATTGTAAATAAAAAAAAATCATTTGAAATAAAGTTAAAAGAATTATCAAATGAATTGATAATTTTTGAAAATGCAATTAATAAATTATGTGAACACAATTGGATTACTGATTATGTAGATAAACCAAATGGCGAAGGTAGTGAAATGATAATATATTGTAATTTTTGTAATTCAGTTAAATAAAAAATCATACCAGTTTTTTTCTCCAATATGATTGCAATTTATTCTATATTTATCTGTAATACACATATTACAATCAATGCAGATATTATTGTCACAAACTCTATGTATTCTACAATGTTTTCTCGTATTATTCTTATAAATACTTATTATATCGTTGCATTTTATACATTTAAATGTTTTATCTTGATTATTATAATCATTAATGCATAAATTTCCCATTATTTAAAATATAAATTATATTTTAAATAATTTTAATTAAATATTTTAAAATTCATCTAAAAGATCATCTTTACTAGCCATATTGTTTTTTGAACGATTCCCGCCTCGCGATGCTAAATATTTCATTTGTTCATCTGTAACACACGCACACCCATTATCACCACTGACACTAGAGTAGTCGCAACATTCTGGTGTGAATTTATTATTTGCCCAAAAATATTTTTGCCCGGGTGTCATTGGATTTTTTGGTTGATTTTGTACCGCTCCTCTATTATGTTTAATACCGTGTTTAGTAAAATCATATTGATTTAAACCACCGTCAATTGGCGCCGAATTATGAAAGGCTTCTTTTGAACAAGAACAAACCATTGTGCTTCCAATTAATATACCAAAGAATATACATAATATTACTATTTCAACACGAACCTTATTTCCCAAAAGTTTTAATTGCATATTATACATAATTCATAGATAAAAATATATTAATCTTCCCAATCATAGAATGTAAATTCGCCGATGGGTATATTATGATTTGATGTAACTAAACAACTCATTTCATTTGTCCAAGAATTTGTAATTCTGGCATTTTCATATTTTTCAACTGGAATAAATTTTTTAGTTTTTGGGTGCATAATTAAATGTGTTCCTGTAACATAAATATAATCATTCAATTCTTTACTATAAATTTTATAATATTTGTCTTTTTCGCCACCTTTAATTCTCAACACAGCTATAACTTCAATATTATTTGTGAGTTTTTCTCCTAAATTTAAATCTTTCATTTGTTTATATTCCCCATTTGCAAGTTTAATTTTTGTTTCCGGATGAAAACATATCATATGTTCTCTTTTCTCCAATTCATTATTAATTGCTGCAACAAATACAATTACAATTATCAATGGTATAGCCATTCCTAAATATGTTAATAGTGTACTAACCGCGGCTGCGATCAATCCGAGTGATATTGGTCCCGTAAACCACAATGCATAACCAAGGGCAAATAAAACTATTTGTATTATTGCTAAAATTACCAATAAAGTAACACATACGTGAATTATTGAATTCATAAAAGTCATAAATGTATATGCTTGTCCAACAATTAGTAAAAATCCCGCTTGCAAAGCTCCAGTAGCTTTCATAAATGTATCTTTCAACTTAAATAATATTTTTTGAAGTTCAATCATAATTTGAAATATTTTTCCAAAAATTTCAGAGATGACTTGCAATAATTTTAATTGTAATATTTCTGCAAGTCTTTTAATTTTAATAATTATTTTCTTCACCATATCAAATAGTGCACGAATTACGCCCTGTGCGTTTTCAAACGGTGATGTGAAATTTTTCATATTAGATTCTAAAATACCAACATTGCAAGCTGTGAAATTTTGTTCTGTATATTTTAATTTATCATCAAATGATGAGCCGGGTGGAGCATTTATCCATCCAGCCAATACAGATACTTCTGGTCTACATTTATTTTTTTGCCATTCTTTTCTTAGCTGTACGTTGTTTCTTTTTACAGCTAAATAAATAAATGCAATTATTATTATTATTATTAAAAAAAATGAACCAAGTATATCTCCGGCGTGAATATTAAAATATGTTTTATTGTTGTCTATTGATTTTAATAATTTTTGTAATCTATTTAAATTATCCATCTATATAGTAATTATAGAATTTTCTATATAAATTTAATCTTCCCAATCCCAAAAAGTATATTCCCCAATTGGTATTTTATTTGTGGATGTAATCAAACAACTCAACTCCTTATCCCATGTATTTGTTGGTATAGCCTTCTCATAATTTTTAACATAAATAAATTCTTTTGTCTCTGGGTGCATAATTAAATGTGATCCAGTAACATAAATATAGTCATTTAATTTTTTACTATAAATTTTATAATATTTATTATTTGCATTTCCTTTAATTCTTAATATACCTTTTACTTCGCATCCATTTTCTAACAAATTTCCTAAATTTAAATCTTTCATACATTTATAATTTCCATTTAATAATTTTATTTTTGTGTTGGGTGAGAAACATATTGTATCTATAAATACACCTATTGGTCCAGCCATTAAACTTTGTCCGAAAATAGCCGTACCTCTTATACCCATTATTAATGTAAAAAATACACCAACCATTTTCATTATAATATCCTTTAAACTTGCTATCATTTGTTGAAACCGAATTACCACATTATTAATTAATCCATATAAATCCCCAAATATTCTCAAAAGTGCATCCGTGAGAAAACTAAACATTTTTCTTAAAGTATTTATGGATTCCACTATACCATTTCCAATATTTCCCAATGACGTTATGGCTTTTTTCAATGGTCCTAAAAATATATCCATAAAACCACCTTGTATTTCACCAATACATTCTGTAAAATTTTGCAATGTATCTTTTCCAAAATACCCAGCTAAAGGTATTATACCGGGTTGGCATTTATATTTTGGCCAATCTTCTTCTATTTTTTTTGCCATTTTAGTTATGTATAATCCAATATAAACACATAAAAATATTACAATTATTAACATTGATGACAGTATATCATAAAAATAACCCATTTCTATTAATTTATATTGTTATTTTATTATTAATAATATAAATTTATTACTTTCTGCGTGACTTTCTGCGTGACTTTCTGCGTGACTTCCTGCGTGACTTCCTGCGTTTGCGTGACTTTCTGCGTTTGCGTGACTTCCTGCGTTTGCGTGACTTCCTGCGTGACTTTCTGTGTGACTTCCTGCGTTTGTGTGACTTTCTGCGTTTGCGTGACTTTCTGTGTGACTTCCTGCGTTTGCCACCTTTTTTTGCAGTAGAAATATCAATTTTATGATCGTTTGTTGCATCCACGGCAGCTTGGTTGTTTTGTTGGATTGCATTAGATACCGTATCTTCAAAACCAGCAGCAGCTTCTGCATCAATCTCAACCTTACCTTCTGCACCCGTTGCAGAGCCACCTGTTTGTGTATTGTTTACCATATTTACCGAATTTTGGTTATCAATTGCAGTATTTCTTTTTTGTATCTCATTATTAGTGGTTGCTGAAGTCGTGGTTGGTAACAAATGCGTATCATTCGCCTTTATTTGTTGACTTACACTCATTTAATATATGATTATAAAATAATTATAAAATAATTATAAAAATAAAATAATATAAAACATTTTTAATATAAAAAATTATTAATAAAATAATATAAATGAACGCTTCAGAAAAATTAAATTTAAATAATTTAATTAAAGAATACAAACACGAGTCCACAACAGAAAAAATACGCACATTAAAACATAGTAATTTGATACGCGAAGATGTTGCTAAAATGATTGAACTTAAAAAAAAATATATTAGAATTGATAATAAAATATTAAAGGGTATGGTTGAAAAACAATGTTCCTTTTTATATACAAATTATACAAATATTTTTAATAAAGTTTTTAAAGGTGTTATTGATTTGAATTTATTAAATAATTTTTTAAAAATATTAAAAACCGTTGAAGATGGTAAATCCGATCAACACGAAGCAAGTTATAAAGTTGGGCAAATATTAAAACAGATATATATTGATAGTGCTGTAAGAGAGGCTGATATTAAAGATAAAAAATATAAAAAAAAAGAAAAACCTCTGAAAAAATCCAAGAAAATAAGTTGGTCGCAATACAAAATTTTAAATGAAAAATAAATTGATTATATTTTTAATAAATAATCAACTATTAAAAACTAATCACAAATATTTAAAAATGAATAACAAAAAAATTTACGATCCTATCCATGGTTTTATCCCTGTTAAATCGCATTTATTAGAAATTATTGATACTCAAGAATTCCAACGATTGCGTGATCTAAAACAATTAGGTGCCACACATTATGTTTTTCCAAGTGCAACGCATACGCGATTTGAACATAGTATCGGTGTATCTCATTTGGCTAGAAAATTAATGGAAAGTTTACAAAAGAATCAACCATCTCTTAAAATTACCGAAAGACAAATTCAATTGGTAGAAATAGCCGGGCTTATTCACGATTTAGGTCACGGACCTTTCAGTCATCTTTGGGATAATTATGTTATATTTAAAGATGAAGAAGACCACGAAGAACGGAGTTGTGTAATATTCTCGGTGATGATTTCAAAATATAATTTATCAATTACAGAAGAAGAAACGGACATCATTTGCGAACTTATCAATCCATCTGAAGAAAATGCTCGTAATTGGATGTTTCAAATTGTAGCCAATAAAAGATGTCAACTTGATGTAGATAAAATTGATTATATTCAACGGGATTCTCTATATCTTGGAAATGTCGGAATGAAGGGTGAATTTGATAGACTTATTACCGAATCAAGGGTTGTGAAAACGATTGATGGTAATTATGAATTAGGTTGGTTCCACAAATTGAATTATGAAATATTCTCTTTATTTACAAATAGATATCGTTTACATAAATTAGTATATAATCACCACGCTGTTAAATCTTATGAATATTTAATATTAAAAATACTTAAACATTTTCATAAAAAAATTCATCAACCATCTCCAAAAGATCGTGTTGAATTTTTAAATTTGACAGATGCCATTGTAAATTGTCAACTGCACACCAATGACGCTTTTAAAGATATCCAATATAGATTATATAAACGCCAAATACCCAAAATGATAGGAGAACATATTATTTCAAGACATACTTATCCTGCTATATATGATAAAATTAACAAAGAAACTTTTCCTAAAAAAATTTTAAATATTATTATTGATAAAATAGAAATAGGATTTTCAAATGGAAAAATAAACCCAATGGATGAAATTTATTATTATAAAAAATATGATTCTCAAAAAGAAGACATACCCGATGGAATAAAACAAAAACCTATTTGGAATAGTACAGAATTCTCCGAAACCATATTAAGATGTTATCATTTGAATGCTGATAATTATTTTGAATCAAATAGTTACGAATTGGAAAAAGCTAAAAATGAACATAACTGGAATACGTATTTAAAAGAATTATATTTGAGTACTTAATTACAGAAACATATATTTAATTTGGATCGCAACAATGGTTTATAATCATAACATATGTAAGTGTATTCTCCGCATTTTAAACAATGTTCTCCCTGCAATTTTAAATTATCAATAAATAAATTTTCGGTTGGAATATTGTCATATGTAAATCCAAACAACCATACGGGACTCGTTTCGGTCACTCGTTTATTTGGTTCTTCCGGAAATCTTTTTTCCATATTCCAAGTTGGTATATTATTGCGGGACCAAGCGCCCTTTATAAGCCCTAGTTCTTTTTTTTTAGTTGATATTTTTTTAAAGAAAGACAGTCTTTCTATATTATAAAAAGCATAATCTTTAATGATACTTAGAACTTCCAAAGGAATATAACTATTATTTAAAATATTTAATAATAATAATTTTTGTGTTGGTTTTTTGAAAAAACTTGGAAACATTATATAAGTAATTAAAATTTACTCTTTAAAATGTTTATCATTTTTATTTCCGGCGGATGTGCCTGAGTGGTTAAAGGACCAGACTTGAAATCTGGTGGGCTATGCCCTCGCGAGTTTGAATCTCGTCGTCTGCGTATTTTTTAATATTTTTAAGAAAAATATTAAAAAATAAAATTGAAAATATATTATAATTGCATAAACGCAAAAATGGAGTGTATGTGGCATAATAATTGTATGCATTATTTTATTTATAATATCTTGGTGTTTGCTAACAGTATTGTGTCTTAAAGAAAATAAGAATAACCAAGAACCTCTTTTACCCGATGTGTAAAATACTTATATTGCAAACTTTTCGTATTTTTTAAATTGAAAAATATTTTATAATTACTATATTTTTTTATATTAAATATGACAGACAATAAAAAAGAAAGAACTGTACAGGATATATTTGATGATATAAGAGAAAATAACAAACGTATAAAATATATAGAAGAAGAAATAATAGAAATGAAAGAAGAATTAAAAACCCGGAAAAAATTACAACCTGGGTTTAAGGAAGAATTAAAGTCTTTAAAGAAAGATTTATTAAAAGAAAAAAAACTAGAATGGGTTGAATGTGGTCTGGATGAGTGGAGAGAATATGTAGAAAAAAATTGGGCGGAAGACCCTGTAAAATATTATATATATAGATACGACGGTGGTATTTACCAACAGGGATTTTATAAAGGTGAATGTAAATTAAATATGAAAGATGAAGAACATTTCCGAGAATATTTTAATGATTACTTTTACTATGGATATCCGAATTATCAAGATGAAAATCATCCTAATGCGGATGGATCAGAATGTTATTTGGCTTTTGGAGGTGGTTCAGCAGGTGTTACATCATTTGAATGGGATTGTTAGTTTTAAAAAATAATTTTAGCCATATTTATATATGTAAATACTAATATATTTTTTATTACAAACCTAATCCGAAATTCTCGGATTGAAGTTGCTCCCACTGGTCCTCAAAATTGATTGAATTCCTCCGCTGAATCATAGTCATCCACATCAGATATCTCAACTCCGTCCCTATCAAAAATTCCCCCCTCGTATTGGATTGATGTGATTCCTGAATTAGGGCTATAAAGCAATGGTGGAGGCGGGTTTATTTCTTCATTCCTTTCAAAAATTGGATAAGACATTTTATATATTTATTTTTTGTTAATTTAAAGTTATTTTATTAAATATTTTAAAATTATGTTAAAATACTTAATATTATTAATATCATTCAAGAATATATATTCCACACAATGTAGTTGTGGATTAGGTTATCGTAATGGTGCACAGGCTTCTGACGCAAATTTATGTATGGGTCCAGCTGAAAGTTCAGGAAGACCATGTTACCCAACACCTTGTAATGCCGATTGGACAGCTTGTACTACTCAACCTAGTACGAATGAATTATGGACGAAGGATACATCTCATATGGGAAAAAGACCAGATTGTCCCAAATCATACACAACAAATGAAAATTATAAATGGGCAAAATTAAGTAAATGTAAAGAATTTTGTATTAATGAACCAACTGGAAAATGTAATATGGTTTCTAGATATGGTGATACAGTTAAAAGTGATACTGAATATTACCATTGTAGATTTTATGCTTGTCCTAATCCAGATAATTTTAATTGGATAACTCAGGATCAATGGGGTAATTATGCAAATAAGGCTAATACTTATATTTTATCTGTTAGACACTATATTGAAGATCCACCGTGTATAAATACTATCAATAAAACACGTTGGAAGAATAAGACACGTTGGAACAACAAAACACGATGGATAGATCACATCATAGATAAAATTCATTGGCAAAACAAAACACGTTGGAACAACAAAACACGATGGAACAACAAAACACGTTGGAACAACAAAACACGATGGATAGATCACATCATAGATAAAATTCATTGGCAAAACAAAACACGATGGAACAACAAAACACGTTGGAACAACAAAACACGATGGATAGATCACATCATAGATAAAATTCATTGGCAAAACAAAACACGATGGATAAATAAAACAAATACTGAAAAAACAAATCCTTTCCCAGATACAACAACAGATTCTGATAAACAAAATAAATATAAAGAAATCATTCAGATTAAATGCAACGATACAAAAAAAACCAATGTAAAAGAAATTACTTCCGATATTTTATCTCTGAGAGAACTTTGTTTAATTATTTTAGTTATTATTTTATCAGGCACAAATTGTTATTTAATATATTATATTCGTTTAAATAAGATTGTTAATATAATACCGAGAAATCAAACAACGCTTGGTATTGAAATGACAAATTATACATTATATGGACAAAAACATCGCGAACAATCTCCTAGAAATGAAGTAATCGTAACTGCTGTACCCGTTCTCCCGAAATAAAATTGAAAATATCACGCGTGGATATAGACCAGAATGGGCTGATTTAAGAGAAACTCACAATACATATTATATATTTGATTTTAATATTGAATTAACAAATGGGGTTAAAATTATTATTGAAATTGATGGAGCATACCATTACAAACAAGTATGGAACTGGTCGAGTCCAGAATATACTCAGAAAAGAGACAGACATAAAGAAGATTTAGCTGGTGAAAACCAACATAGCCTTATACGTCTTAACCAAGAAGATGTTTTAAGTGATAAAAATAATTGGGAAGACAACATTATAGCTTTTATATCATATTTATATTATGAAAATATTCAAAATCCAGAAATTTATGACTGTTCGGATAATGAAAGGTATTATAAATAATCTAAAAAACCTCATCATCTTCTGATTTTTTTTCATTTACATCAACAGAAGTAAGTGATTCATCATCTGAAACGATCCTATAATCTTCATCAATCGTATTATATGTCTTAGGTTCTTTCATATATGCACTATTTGCCCTCTCATCTTTAATAGATAATCTACCCACACCCCATGCATTATATAATTTCATAGATACCAATAAAAAGAAACTCACAAAACTTGTAATACTATTACTTCCTGTATATGTTTGGTAAACTGTAAATCCCGATACAATAAAATTAATACACATCATTAATACGGCAAAATACGTTGCATTTACGTAATAATTATTTAATTTATTCATTTCTATTTTAAATTTTGGGTAAGCTTCTATTTCCGTATCCAAATTATTTGTACACTTTTCATCATCTATATCCAAGTATTGAATACACCAATTCTCACGCTTTACCTCAATAAAATAAAGTGTTCCTATAGCACTAAATGTTATAAAATTACAAACATTGCCACCAAAGTACAAGTCGCCTTCTTTAAAGAAATTTTCAGTTGCTGTGCAAATAGTTCCGTTACAATCTTGTGGGACAAATACAATTAAAAATGTTCCCATTATCACCTTATAAAACTCCAAACACATTAACAAAAGCGTTGTTATTCGCTGTTTTGAGTCAACGGTAAGTTTCATTATAAACTATAGTCCTAAAATTAATATATAAGAAAATTGAATTGTTTGAATCATTTAAACCCATATTATTAATATTATATAACTATGATATTAATAATTGTTGAGTCGCCAGCAAAATGCAAAAAAATAGAAAGTTATCTCGGAAACTCTTATAAATGTTTGGCGAGTTATGGACATATTCGCGAATTTGCAAACGGTTTAAAAAGCATTGATTATAATAATAATTATAAATCAACTTACAAAATATCGGCAAATAAACAAAAATATGTAAAAATATTACGCGCAGCCGTAAAAAAAGCAACCGAAGTAATTTTAGCGACAGATGATGACCGAGAGGGTGAAGCGATCGCTTGGCATATTTGCGAAGTATTTAATTTACCAGTAAAAACAACAAAGCGTATCATATTTCACGAAATTACAAAAAAAGCCATTTTAAAAGCTGTTAATAATACAACAATCATTGATATGAAAAAGGTTGAAGCGCAAAAAGCGCGACAAGTGTTAGACCTAATTGTTGGATTTACAACAAGCCCCATATTATGGAAATACATTTCAAGAAAAGCCGAAAAAGGATTATCTGCTGGTCGTTGTCAAACTCCTGCTCTCCGGTTGGTTTATGAAAATGATAAACTATGTAAAGAAGCAAATGGAGAAAATGTGTATGAAACTTCTGGAAACTTCTCTCATATGAATATTCAATATAAATTAAATCATTTTTTTAAAAATAATGATAATGTTAAAGAATTTTTAGAAAATACCAAAAAACACGAACATATTTTAAATACAACACAAAAAAAAAAGATGAAGAAAAGTCCACCAAAACCATTTACAACGAGTACTCTTCAACAAAAAGCAAGTAATATGTATAATTTCTCTCCAAAAAATACAATGAAACTAGCACAAACATTATATGAAAATGGATTTATTACTTATATGAGAACAGATAATGCAAAATATTCAAAAGACTTTATTGATGCGACAACCCAATATATTGAAAATAAATGGAATGGTAAATATATTAATCAAAATATTGATAAAATTTGTTTACAAGAAGAGAATAAAGAAGAGAATAAAGATGAAAAGAAAGATTTAGCACAAGAAGCACACGAAGCTATTAGACCAACTAATATTTTCACAGAAACCATTCAAAATAATCCGAAAATAGGTAAATATGAATTAAAGTTATATCAATTAATTTGGAAAAATTCATTAGAAAGTTGTATGTCATCTTCTATGTATGATGTTATCCTCAGTACAATAACATCTCCCGAATCGTATGTTTATAAAAATAGTACTGAAAAAAACATATTCCCTGGGTGGGAAGCGGTAGATGGGGTAGAATTAACAAATGATGTTTTTGAATATCTATACTCAATATTTAATGGGGATAAAATAAAAAAAGTAAGTTTTTCAGAAATTAAATGTGATATGACAATTAAAAAGTTGAAATCACATTATACTGAAGCGCGATTGGTACAATTGCTTGAAAAAAATGGTATTGGTCGCCCATCAACATTTTCATCATTAGTTTCAAAAATCATTGACAGAAATTATGTTGTTAAAACAAATATACCAGGTAAAAAACTTGAATGTATTAATTATTCATTAAAAAATAGTGAAGATATTAAAGAAAGTAAAAAAGTAAGAACATTTGGTGATGAAAAAAACAAATTAAAAATTGAAGCGATTGGTATCGTCGTTATTGAATTTTTAAATAAATATTTTGACAATATGTTTAATTATGAATATACGAAAGAAATGGAAGATTATTTAGATACAATTAGTGAAGGAAAATATTCACTAAAAAAATTGTGCGATGATTGTAGAAATGAGTTAGATAACTCAATATCTTGTATCACTAATAATAAAAATATGAATAAAAAAAATGATAAAAATGGCGATACCTTCCAGAAAGGTATAAAAATTGACGAAAAACATACTTGGATAATTGGAAAATATGGACCCGTTATATTATGTAAAAATGGCGAAAAAGTAACTTTTAAAAAAGTGAAAAGAGATATTGATTTAGATAAATTAAAAACAGGTGAATATAAATTAGAAGACATTTTATATATGGGTAATGCATCTGGTAATGCATCTGGAAATGCATCAGGTAAATCATTGGGCGAAATAGATGGTGAAGAAATAATAGTAAAAAATGGAAAATTTGGTTTATATTTTTCTTATAAAAATAAAAACAGGTCTTTAAAATATTCTAATAAAACACTGGAAACCATAACAATTGACGATGTTAAAAAAATATTAACACATAAAGACACTAGTTCTAAAATTTTAAAAAAAATAAATAATACCGCATCAATTAGACAGGGGAAATGGGGGCCCTATGCATATTATAAAACAGAACAAATGACAAAACCGAGATTTATACCAATTAAAAATATAGCTTGGAAAGAAATTGATATGGATTGGGTTTATGATAATCTTTAATAAAATATAATATAATTATATATTATTAAATGGGAAATATTGATAAAATATTTAATTTTGGGTTAGGTTTTGGAGCTATTTTCGCAATGGCTATCCAAAAATTCACGTACGCGTATACACTTTTTTCAGTGTTATTGGGGTGGGTGATATTGCAAAATTTTGTTAGCGGAGAAAGTTCGAATAATTTTGATATAACAAAGATCGCATTTTTAGGATTCACATCTATATTATTTTTCACAGTCGTATATTTGGTAACGTTGACAAGGAAATTTTCGTCAGTATTTGAAAATAATGCAGTTGGTGATTTAGAATTTTATTTAAAATCATCAAACGCTTTAATTGTTTTTGTATTCTTATTAATTAGTGGTGGATCCGAATTGGAAACCCAATTAGAAGATATGTTTCCAAATTGCGGTAATTTAATATTAATGTTGACATTATTTTTATTTACATATTTATTGGGAATTATGGTAGTAAATATTAGCATTATTGTTACTAAAAAGGTAACTGATGGTTAATTATATTGTTTTTCAGTTTTAATACAGCGGAATGTTAACCCATATTCCGTTTTAGATTCCCATATTCCTGATATTTTTATAATTATTTTACTTTTATCTTGTTTTTTCAGTATATTATACTTTTCATTTATTATCTTTAAAAAACCGTTGTCCAATTGTTCCTTTATCAAATTTTTTCTTAATTTGTTTTCTATTTTAAGAGATTGTAATAATGCGTCTTCAATATTATTTAATTTTTCAACAATATTTAAATTTTGTTTACTATTGAAAATTAATTTATTTTTATTAAAATACTTTTCAAAAGATATATCATTTAATTGAAAAACTATAACAACTCCGTTTGAAATAAAATCATTATTCGAATAATATAATCTATAAAAAAATGAATTTGTAATTATATTATTTCTTGTTTTATTATTTATTAAAATATTTTCTGACTTAAAATCATCAACGCCAACACATAAAAACATTTATATATTAATAATTACTATCAAATATTTATATCATTTAGTAAATATAATAACAATATATCCCTATCATTGAGATCGCACTTTTCATTAATTATAAACTTATCTACTTCATTTATTACTCTTTTATATAAAATTGTATGTTTTTTTAAATAATTCATCCAAATTTTTACCAATGTCGGATTGTTCATATTTAGTAACTTTTGTTTCATTTCATTAAATAATTTATCTATTTCGTCATTCATACTTATTATTTTAATACTTTTTTAATAACTTTAATTATTTTATTATTTAAATCTAAAATACTAATTTATAACAATGAAATTTTTGGAAACTAAATTTGAAGATTATATTAATAAATGTAATAAAAATAATATTCATAAAAAAAAGAAGGAATTATACGATACATTTGATTCAATAGAATCGTTGAACAATTTAATATTTTATGGAACGAGTGGCATTGGAAAATATTCACAAATGTTAAATTTTATTAAAAAATTTAGTTCTTCGGAACTTAAATATGAGAGAAAGATAACACATAAATTCAATAATAAGTATGAATATACTTTTAAACTTAGCGATATACATTTTGAAATAGATATGGAATTATTAGGATGTAATTCAAAATTATTATTTAATGAATTATATTATCATATCATTGATGTTTGTCAATCAAAAAGAACCAAATATAATATAATTGTTTGCAAAAATTTTCATTGCATACACCCTGAATTATTAGAAAATTTCTACAGTTATATGCAGAGCATAGACCACCATAATATCGTTTTTAAATTTATATTATTGACAGAACAGATAAGCTTTATACCTAAAAATGTTTTAAATAAATGCCAAGTAATATCATTCTCAAAACCAACAACAACAAATTATAAAAAACTGTCCAACAGTTGTGTAAAAAGCGATAATGAAAAAAAGTTTAATAATTTAAAAGATTGTATATCCGTTATAGATAAAAACATTGATTACAGTGATAAAAAAATAGTGAATGTTTTATTGGAAATGATAATTAATTATAAAGATATTGATTATCTTATTTTTAGAGAATCTTGTTATGATGTATTTATTTATGGGTTGGATTTGAATACTGTTATTTACACCATAATTTCTAAATTAATAAAAAGAAAAATTTTGAAAGAAGATAAAATAAGCGACGTATTTGATAATTATTATCGTTTTTTAAAATTTTATAACAATAATTACAGACCCATTTATCATTTGGAAATGTTTTTTTACAAATTGATTTTACAATTAAATAATTAGATTTTATTTTTATATAAAGATATTCAATATTTTTTATATAATGAACTGGGAAATTGCTACAGAAATATTAAATTTACCTAGAAATGAGGGAAATTTAACTAAAGAAAAAATAAGAAAAGCATATTTAAAAGCAAGTCTGAAATATCACCCAGACAAATATAAGGATAATGGTGAGAAATTTAAAGAGGTATCCGAATCTTATGTATACTTATGTGAACATAATAAATTATATTCGGGCGATACTAAAAATAATTTTGATAGTATTTTAGAAGAATTGATTACAAAGTTCTCTCAGAAAACAAATTGGAATACATTTTTTATAAAGACAACATTAAAAGGAATATTTTTAAGATGTGATAATTATATATTGGATATTTTTGAGAATTTGGAAAAAGAAACGGCAATAGAAGTATTTGATTTTTTATCAAGTATAGAATTTTTAACGCAAATAGAAAATACATATATAGAAAAAATTAAAAAAATAATTCATAAGAAAATGAAATTTGATAATATAATTATTTTGAATCCAACAATAAACGATTTATTAAATGATCAAATATATAAATTAGAGATTGGTTCAAAAATTTTTTACATCCCTTTGTGGAATAATGAATTGTATTTTGATTTAATAAATACATCTTCTAATAAAGTAGATTTGATTGTGAAAATGATACCAGATATTAGCAATAATATAATAATTGATCACGATAATAATATAATAATAAAAATTAGGAAAAAAATTGAGGATGTTTTTAAAAATGGTGAAATTGCATTGGATATCGGGGGAAAAGAATTTATGATTCATTGTGACGAAATAAGATGCACTTCAAAAACACAATTTTTTTATTTTAAACAAAGGGGGATTTTAAAAATGAATTCAAAAAATATATTTGATGCTTCAAAAAGAGCTGATATAAACATTGAACTTGATTTAAATTAATATTTTTATAATATATATATGAATAAAAATAAAGAAGAAGTTTATGAAAGAGTGTACTATGAATTATATAAAGCAAAAGATAGTTATGGTGTGGATGTTTTAACTGAAATATATAATTATTTAACTAAAGTAATAGAAAAAAAACTGAAAAAAACAAATATTATGACTAACCAAGATGCAAAATGGTATAAAAACTGTAATTTAGCTATTTATAAAGAATGTTTTGGAATTACACCTTTGGGAAAATTTTCGGATATGGAAACAGCGGACCAAAAACAAATACCCATTGACAAGTATCTTGGGGCTTTTTATTATGGTTATATTTTTATTGTACCAAAAGAAAATATAGAAAAAAATATTAGTTCTCCTTATTCTGGTGATTATAAAAAATATGATAAATTTATGTTAACTATTCGTAATGGTGATTTTGTTTTGGAAAAATTTAATGAAGAGAACATCTCCGGCGACAAAATGGTTGAAAACGAAAAGAAAAAACTACTTGAAAAAGAAAATACAGAATTATTAGAGAAAAAAAAAAGGTTGGAATCTGAAAAAGCAAAAAAAACACAAGCAACGGTAATAAAAAATGATGAAGCAGAATTAAAAAAGTTGAAAACAAAATTAAAAAAGTTGGAAGCAGAATTAGCAAAATTAAAAAAAGACTCAAAAGAAACGAATAAAAAAAAAGAATTAGAAGAAGAATTAGAAACAAAAATTAAAGAATTAGAAACAAAAATTAAAGAATTAGAAAAAAAATTAAAAAAAGATAAACTCAATAAAGCAACATTTGATGAAAAAAGTGAAATAGAAAAGATAATAGAACAAATTGAAAAGAATAAAAGGGAGCTAGAAGAGAAGGAAACTGAGCAACAAATTGGAGAAAATAATGGAAATACCAACTATGGAAATGACAACACAGATGGTGGGTTTTTAATAGAAGAAAAAGATATAGGAGGTAAAATATATTTAACTTTTAGTGTAAGTGAATATTTAGATAAAATGGCAAAACCAACGAAAGAAAAAAAAAAGGATGAAGCGGCAAAGGAGGTACCGACCACAGTTATTAAAATTGTACAACAACCCTCATTAGTAACCACCTTAACTAAAGTTGGAAGAATTTAAATTGAGAAACTAATAAAAAATGATTAAATTAATTATAAAAATTTAATATATTATTAATATATTAAATTATGGCCAGTGTAATAAAAATAATAGCAACCAAAGAGGAGACAACAGACCCAGTAGAATTAAAAGACGTAGTGAAAGAATTAATGGATAACGGTAATAAATGGATAGCTTTAGAAGAAGAAGACATCGCCAAAGCTGCATCAAAAGTAACACAGTTAAGTGACACTAAAACTGGCTTAGTTACAGAAATCAACGCAGTTTTAACGGGTAATACGAAATCAATTGACGAATTGAAAAAGGTGGCAGAAGAATGTAAGAATGAGGATGCCACCAACACCACCGACCACGCAAAACTTAATACATTATTTTGTATTATAAAAGATTTATTTATAACAAAAAATACAAAAAGAAAATATTGGGTAGAAGCCTTTTTAGAAAATATTAAAACACGAATTGCAGACATATCAACAGATATACAGAATACGAAGAAACCGTATGTTAATGCTAAAATGGGGATCGGAAAGATGCAAGCTTTCGCCAATTCAGAGGAAAGAGACAATCAAAAGAAAAGGTTGTTTGAATACAACATCAAAAAAGGAAAAAAAGTTGCTATGAGAAAAAAATTAAGACAAATGATAAAAATGTTAGAAAAGTTGCCCAACAGTATACTAAAAAACCAAGATAACGACATATTAAAAATTTTAGTTCAACATTTGGAAAAAGACGAAGATAAAAAATTTAAATTACGCGATACTATTAATTTGCGCAACAAGAAATTTGATCCGACATCTTTAATAAATAATTATGGTAAATTTGAAGACGCAAATATTACAATTGAAATAGATAACAAAAATCCCATAATGAGTAGACTGAGGGAAATATCAAGTGAAAAGGGATTGCGAGAATTATATATATGTTATGGAGATGACAAAGAAACTGGGTGTTGGATATATCCTCCAAAAAGGTTTGAAAGTTTTCAAGATATAATTAAACGAGGCGAGAAGATAGAAATTAAAGTGTCATTCCCTAGCAACGAAAAGAAAAAAAATTTATATAAAAATGTAATGATTGATAAGGCAAAAAAAAAGGGTATTGACATCAAAGATATGTATAAAATAAATTATACAAATATAAACAAAGAAGCCATTTCACCAAAAAAAATAAAAGGTAAAAATGGAGCCAAAGAAGATAAAAATGCAGATCCTATATTTATTTTGCATCCAAAACATCTCAAGATTGTTAAACTTGACTGTTTATATTCGGATGGTATAGCTGTTGGAGAAACAGTTAGATTGTATTTGTTTGATAAATATGATGAATTCAACGACGAAAGACACGGGGATGTGGCTAGATTAATGATTGAAGAACCAAAAACAAAACAAATAACGATAGCAGAAGTAAAGACTAATTTAACATATATTATAGAGAATAATATAATGCTACCAAATAAACCAGAAATTTTATTTAATTATAAAGAATTGGCATTAAAACAAAATAATACTGAAATAGTTGATTCAATGAAAGGTCTTAAAAATGTATATAATTATTCGTGTATGTATGCAATAAGAAATTCTTATAACTTAAATTATATTATGTTTAAAAAAGAACCAAAAGAATGGGATGATTTTTATAATACTTGCAAAATAAAATCAAAAGATGAAACTGATCAAACGAAAATAGGTGACATTTTTCTTTTCGTTGTAAATGGTAAAGGGTCAAATCAATCATTGCGAATAAATGAAAAGTATGGCACACTATTTTTTAATTTTTCATCAATTAAAGCTGCTGATGATACTGGAGAACACGCTGCTGATGATACTGAAGAACACGCTGCTGATGATACTTACACCATCATAGATACAAATATTAAAAATATTAATAAAGTTTTAATGGAAAAATTTAAGGTTCATTGGGATAATCTCTACACACAGAAAGACACCAATGATACAAAAAAAGACTCAAACACTGTCTCATCGAAAAACAACATTTTTAGATTAAAATTTGATGGAAATGAAACAGATGTTTTTATTTTAACTATAAAACAATTACAAGATTTAATTACAGAAAATGAAAAAAGAGAAAGAGAAAAAGAAAAAGATGAAGTAAAGAAACAGGACGAAGAAGAAAAAGAAGAAGAACAAGCAGAAGATAAAATAAAACTATACACAAAAAAAACAATAGCCGACGCGGCTAAACCATTGAATGAAAAAATAAATAAATACCGCGAAGAGATAAATAAATATATAGAAACAATGAATTATTGGAATCAGTTGGAAAAACATAAAAGGAAAGTTAAATTACACACAGATGAATTTAAAAAATTTATACACCAAGCTGGGTGGAAAGTCAATTATAGAAAGGATGGGTTGTACGATATTGAATATTTTGACAATGATGGAAATAAAAAAAATGGAAAAATTAAAATACACGATGAGAACAAGAAGCTGAACAAAAAGCAAACATTTATAAATAACAACAACGTATTAATCATACCAGCAGAGGCTGGTATAAAAGAGATATCAATAGACAAAATTGTAGTAAAAAAAAGTTCCTATCCAAAAATTTGGAGGGCTTGGTTAACCGACATAGAAAAATTTTTAGACGCTCCTTTCAAAATTGTTAAAGATCATATAGAAAAATTTAAAAAATTTGCAAAACAGCGCGAACCACTTAATCTTATGGAAGAACCAAAAAAAGGTGATGAAATATTTAAATTATGGGCGAAACCACAGAAAATCGCATTGGGCATTGATAAAGACCGAGGCCAATTTCAGAAGGTGATGTGGAATTCTTCAGCCGGACGACGTCTTTATGCCGACCAAGCAAAAGTACAACTAGAAAAAAAATTTGAATCTCTTATCAAAGGGAGCGGCGGCGGGAGCGGCGACAAGAGCCTCGTGTCGTATTTCAAAGGAAAAAGGTCCAAAGGAAATGGTGACAAAATTTTGGTACAAGAATTGGAAAATAAAGCAAATGAATATGGTGTAGAGATGATGATTTTAGGTGATAGTAATAATAGTGCTGAAACACCGGGACAATCAGCAATACAACCAATACAACAACAACAACAACAACAATAACAACAACAACAACAACAACAACAACAACAACAACAACAACAACAACAACAACAACAACAACAACAACAACAACAACAACAACAACAACAACAACAACAACAACAACAACAACCATCGCCAACAGAAACAGACAAGGATAAAAAAGGTGTTAGCGTAGATACCAACCAATCGACAAAAATAACACAAGTAAATGAGAAGAAGAAGAAGAAGAAAAAGAAGAAAAAAAAGAAGAAGAAGAATAAGGAAGAGAGTATTTAGTAGCATAAAATACAATCCCTATTCAATAATGGAGGCTTAGAAAACAAAGAAACAAACCAAAAAGAAAGCCAAAAAGAAAGCCAAAAAGAAAGCCAGATAAAATAATATATTTAAAAAAAAAAATATATTATTTATAAATTATTAATATTTAATCACTAGACTTCACCTTTTTCTTGCGAACTATCTTTTTCTTTTTAACTGGTTCGGGAGCAACTTCTTCCTCTTCCTCTTCCTCAACAATTTCCTCAACTTCATCATCCTCAAAACTCGGTCCAGTTGCCTCAGCTTGCTCTTCTTTTTGCGCAATAGCCTCCTCCGCATCTTCATCGTCACTATCGTCCAGTACGTGACACGTGCCCGCACCTAGAAGGCGAGCTGGTGGACGTACACACGCTTGAACCAACTTCCAAGTAACACCGCATTTACCACCAGCGAACCAAATACCAGTGCATTGGATAAGTCCGTTAATATGAGATGCTTTGGGGATTGCATTTACAGGAGTTACACTTGGATCAGTCTTACCAGACAGATATAATGGTTTTCTATCCATACTGTAAAGTTCAACATTAAAGTTACCTTCCCAGAAAGGGATTTTCAACTTCATAGTTGGAAAGCGGTTATAATCGGGATCACTAGTCGGTTGACCATTGCGATCTTTCAAACGTGGATATTTAAGAATTGGATACATAAGAGCATCCATTACTTCTCTTGACATTTTACTTTTTCCGTGCCATTTCTTGCACATTTCACCACACGAATCATCTTTAATTTTATTTTCAAGAAGTTTCAATGCATCAAGAAACTTCAAAACAGAAGGACTTTCATCGTTAAACTGGAGGGCCATATCATAACTAATGCGACCTGATTGCTCATCAATGCGCTCATTGACGCCCCACGTAAGCATCAATGGGATTTGAATAACAAGTTGTTCACCATTAAGTTGAAGCTGGACACTTTTCCCACCTCTCTTATTGACAACAGGCTCTTTGTAAGAGATCTTGGAAGCGTCAAATGTTTTTGCTTTGGTAATCGTAATAGAAGACATTTTTATATATTTATGAAATAATTATTTATATCATTTTTTAAAATCAATTTATTTTTTATTTTTAAAAATAAGTTTTTTAAAATATTAAAAAATAAGTGTTTAAAATATTAAAATATTATTTGAAATAGATATTAAAATAAATTATCAAGATATAATAATAAATGGTTAGAAAGAATATTAAAATAAAAAAGAATAAAAACACGATTATAAATGTTGTGTCGCCAAAAACTTTTTTAAAAGAAAAAATTTACGATGATATTAAAAATATAAAAGTTCCAAAAATTAAAGTAAGTGCGTCTGAATTTGAAATACCAAATTATAATGAATACGATAATATTATTCATATTAATTTCAATGTTAGTCAATTAAAAGGTATTGCAAGATATTATAAACAAAAAATTTCTGGGAATAAATCACAATTAATATTTAGATTATATAATTATTTAAAATATTCAAATTTTGTAATAAAAATACAAAGGATAACGAGAGGACATTTATTCAGAGTATTTTTGGATTTGCACGGACCAGCAATAAAAAATAAAAAATGCGTGAATGATAAAGATTTTTTAACATTTCAAAGAATAGAAAACATCCCATATCAACAGTTTTATAGTTATAAAGACGACGATGATTTTGTGTATGGATTTGACATTTGTACTATTTATAATATGTTAAAAAATAATGAATATGATAAGAACCCTTATAATAGAAATCCTTTACCAAAAGACATATATAAAAAAATAAAAAAAATAGTAAAAATGGCAAAAAATTTAGAAATTCCATTAAAAATTAAATTAAAACTGAATGATAATTTAACTAGTGAAAAAAAGTTAGAATTGAGAGCAATTGAAATCTTTCAAAAAATAGATAATTTTGGTTATATAACAGATACAAATTGGTTAACACGATTAGCAAGGCATAGATGTATTAAATATATGATGGAATTGACAGATGTTTGGAAATATAGAGCGCAAATAACAAATGAGACAAAATTGAAAATTTGCCCATCGGGTTCTCCGTTTTATGGTATAAATATACATTCTATGGCGTCCACAAAAACAGATTTATATTTAAAAAATACAATTTTAACTATTATTGAAAGATTAATAACACACGGCACTGACGATGAGTCGCGTTCTTTAGGTTGTATGTATGCTTTAGGAACAATGACAATCGTTTCAAGTTCCGCGGCATCATCACTTCCATGGTTGTATGAATCTTTTATGATAAATTAACAATAAAAAAATCTAAATTAAAAAAATAAATATTATTTATTACGTGAATCAGCGTCTTAAATAAATAATATTTAATATAAACCACTTAAAAAGAAAATTATATAAAATATTATAAAATGACTAAAAAGACAAAAACGAAAACAACCGCAGCCAAGGCTGCAAAGACCGCAAAGACTGTGACCGCAAAAACCGTGACAACACCTGTTGTTGAGAAAGTTGAAGCCGTTGCCCCACCAACATTGGGAACCCAATTTGTTAGTCTTCTCGCACAACTTGCAGCTCTTCGCAGCCAACTCACCAGCGTTACGACTCAAGTCAGAGCTCTTTCCAAGCGTTCGGAAAGAGAAATTAAACTTGCACAGAAAAATGGTCGCAAGAAACGTAAAACGGGAAATCGCGCACCAAGTGGGTTTGTGAAGCCAACAAAGATTAGTCTTGAACTTGCTAAGTTTCTCGGAAAACCAAAGGGAACTGAGATGGCGCGTACCCAAGTAACGCGTGAGATTAATGGGTACATCCGCGCTCATTCTTTGCAAGACCCTAAGAATGGTCGCCGTATCCTCGCGGATGGTAAGCTCAAAAAGCTTCTTAAGCTCACCGATTCGGACGAGCTTACATACTTTAATCTCCAGCGTTACATGAGTCCTCACTTCGCCAAGGCTGTTAAAAAGTCTGTTAATGCTGCACCCACCTCTGCATAATTTAAAAAAAATATAAAAAAAATATAAAAAAAATATTAAAAAATATAAGTTGACCGGATATAGCTCAGTTGGTAGAGCGGTCGACTGTAGATCGATTGGTCACTTGTTCAAATCAGGTTATCCGGAATCTCATAAATGTTTATGCAAATAACAAAAATATTATTATTATTAATAATATTTTTAAAATACTTACATTATATAATGTATAAAGAGCTATTATTTCATTTTCTTTTAGGGGGTATTTTATTTTCAACTATTTATTATTTTGCAAATATTGTTGAAGATCCATCCTTATCAGCCACGATTGCGTTAATACCCATTGCAATATTTGCTGGATTTATAATAACTAAAGTAGATAGTTGTAAAAAATATTACAAAAATGCAGCCATAGTGCTTGTTATAACGTTTTTATTAATTTTATTATTAATTCAATTATTAAATATTAAAAAATATTCTAAAAATATGTTAATATTTGCTGTATTACTTTTTTGGCTCATAATACAATATTGTCGTCATAAATATTTTGCAATATAAAAAAAAATTTATATTGATCACTTTGTACCATTTAAATACATTTTACGATCAACAAATAATATATTAATTTTACGTTTATTATAAATACCATTGTGTAAAGACATAAACTTAAAGGGTTGTAAAAGATTTTTATTGGAAACATCATAAATATTTGCCAATGTGAAGTATTTTTGCTGTTCGGATTCGGTAATATAATTATTATTTAATAACCACTGAATAAAATCATTGTTAATTTCATTATTGTTTTCTTGAGTTTTTATAAAATTATCAAATAAATTTATAAAATATATAAAATTTTTTCTTACATTATTATTAGTATAATCATTACACGATAGAGTACATATCATACGAAATGTTTCCAATTTAATATTCAACGTATCCATTAAATTATCAATGTCATACATAACAAATGTTTCTTTTTTGAAATTAATATTTTTTATAATCCTTTTACAACCCAATGCAAATAGATCGGTATCTTCACTCATACAGGCGAATACTTTATTATTATTAACCAATTCACTGCATAATTCTTCAGCTTCTCCTTCTGCAATAATATATTTCATTCCCGAAATTTCTAAATATTTTTTAACATCAACGATGTCCCACTTATTAAGTTTTACTCTTTCTTTATTAAGGTTGCTGAGTTTCTTTTTTATTTTTAAAGAATATGGTCTTTTCTTATATTGCTCGCTAATTTTATTATATTGTTTATCAGCAACATCCCGCTGAATTCTACGTTTTTCCTGTTCTTTCTTTTTTTCTTCTCCATATTTACCATCAAATACAAAAAGCGAACGAATATTATATTTATGCAAAATTTTACATAATATATCTAGTTCTTCCAATAAACGGTTATTTCCCAAAAATCGGTATATATAATTATATATATCAATTGCAATTTTTTTATTCTCTAACTTCTTAAATGAATTTGTTTCCGCATTACAAGAACTCTTCAAAAATTTGTTTAATAGTCTAATACCCATTGTTTATGTATTATTTATTGATATATTTATAATCAATTTATTTCTAACACAGTCATTCTCAATGATCTCGTTATATCAATTTGCGAGTCAATAATGGGTATATCAAATATTAATTGGTTAAAAATCTTAGAATATTTTTTTATTTCTTTTAATAATTTTCCTTTATTGTATAATTGACTTGTTTTATTTATTAATAATGTTAAATAATTATAATTTTTATTACTATTTATTATATTTTTTTCGTGAGTATCTGAAAAGAATAAGAACATTTCATTCGTATAAAATAACCATATCATTTTTATTATAAAATATCCAAGTACATTTGTTTTTTCTTTATAATTTTGAATAGAAAGTTTTTTATGAATTTTAGATTTACTTATTAATATTTCATATGTTAAATTCATATGATTTAACACTTTAATACTTTGAAATATTGAGAAATATTTTTCAAATGTATTAAAAATTTCAAATTGATACAAAAAATCATTAAAATTATCAGTTATATTATAAGACATTAATATTGAATTTATAATATTTGCCCAAAATTCACAATATGTTTCTGATATTGAAAAATAACTATTTTTAATAAAAAACATTTTTGTTATTTTATCCTTTATTAATTTATTAATGTTTAAATGTGAAAAATCCAAACACATAGAATGGGATAATTCGTGTATTAATACTTTAAACCATTCTTCTTCCCTATAAACAAGTATTTCTCCTTTACTTTTACACGGCCAAGTTACACCAGTATTAATATGATAACTATCCAAAATTTCATTAGGATTCGTTGGTAATTCCTTTTTTAATTTAGTTAAAATTATATTTATTTCTAATGTGCGAAGTTTGCGATTTGTTATGAAATTTGATATAAAAAATAATAATTGAATAATTTTTACCTTCATTTGTTCAACATTATATTCATCGTGATTTAAAATAAATATGTTTGTTGTAAAAAATATACCTCCAATCTTAATTTTAAATGTGTACAAATAACGTAACTTAGAATTAATTAAAATTTGAATATTTCTTGAGATAAAAATACTATAATCATTTAAAAAAGTATATTTGTTTATAATATCTTGTTTATTGTTTATATTAATAATTGTTTGTTCTATAGAAATTTGTTTTGTATTATCTAAATTTATATCAAATTTTTTTAATAGATTATAAAAATCGCGCATAATTCTTTTATTTTTTGCTGTTAATTTTGTTTCTTCAATTTTATTCATATTTTTTAAAAAAATACCAATAAAATCATTACTAACTTTTGGTAATATCATTTTATAATTATATAATAAAATAATATTATTGACCGTTTAATTCTTTTCTTATTTTCATTGTGTTTATAAATGGTACCAATTTTGTTGCTTGTCCGCGACGTGTTTCAAGATGTACAAGCTTTGCCTCTTTTGTTGCTAATAAAACTTTTTTGGAGTGTTCATCCTGTGTGAATTTTAAACGTTGACCAGCTTCCATAATAATTTCATTATTACCATTACTAAAGAAATCGCTATCCATTTTAATAGAATCATCGCGAAATTTCTTTCTTTTCTTGTCTACTGTAATAAAGCCAGTTCTTCCACCGGCACCCAATGCTTTTCTTGGATCGGTTGCAATTTCTGATTTAGAGTCCATTGAAAATAATTTAAAGTAATCCGGATTGTTTTTCTTGAATTTATGCGCGTGGTACCAATGTTCAACCGATGCCCAATTTAATGTTTCACCTTCTTCGGAACGACTGGTAAATAAAGCTAATATATCACCGTCAGCATCATTTCTTGTATGAAAATTAGATAATACTTTTCGCCAATCACGGATACCAGCTAACTCACTGAAATCAGAATCGTCACTTAAAGTCTCACCCGCACCAGCTTTTCCTTTTCCAGGAATAGAATCTGCCGAACGACTATAAAATTTAAATATATCTTTATCATTGTAAAGACCACCCATTTCAGGGTCGTTCATATCAAGTTCACCCATCAAATCGTTTTCCATATATTCACTCATATCTTCGCTATCTTTACTACTTAATTGCTGTAATTTTTCAGAATCAATTTTAATTTCTTTACCAACAACATTGTCACCAATGGAAATATCTATGGGATTAAAATCCAATTCGCTATCTTTTATACTTGGTAATTTTACAGATATTTTAGATTTTTTAATTGATTTATGTTTGGTATTTGAATGTAATTTTTTTTTTACACGATTTTTAATAATATTAAAATCTTCAACCAATATTTCTTTGCAAACATCTTTATATTTTTTTTTGATTAGTTTATATTGAATCGTTGTATTAAATGGTGTTGACGTTTCTTCATCTTCAACAAACATTTCATCATTTTCTAATTTTCGTATATCTTTTACAGTTGGCAAAATATTATATATATAATTATTCATAGCGTTTTTTAAAAATGTATTATCATTACCCAATCTATAGTCTTTTAACAATTTTTTAAATTTTTTAATATTATCATCCAAAGTACGATTTAATTTTAATATTTGATCTGTTTTGAAAATACGGTTTACTTTTTCTTCTTTTTTCCCTTCATCGGCGTTTTTTTCGGAGTCTTCATCGGCGTCAATCAACTTCGGTACAGGAATAGTATATAACTCTTCATATTTATGAGTATTTATAAATTTCATCATATTTGATTCTTGTTTAAACTCATCTTTTAAATTTTGAAATTCACCTAAAGCAACGTCTTCATTTTCTAAATTAAATAATAAATTTAACTTATTTTTAATAATTTTATCCTTAATGGTTTCTAAATTTTCCATTGTTCTTTTCTCAAATTTATCATAAATAAAATATTTAGCCGGTTTTATTTCAATATTTAAAGAACATTTATTGTCTTTTGCATTACATTTTGCCGTATACACACCATTTGAAATTTCAAATGTAGTACCGCCATTTTTTTTACATTGAATACAATTTCTTTCTAAAAGATTAATTTTTTTTTTATATTCACTCTTATTTTTTAATGACCGTGAATACTTTCTTTTTTTCAATTGCCATTTTTTTATATACTTATTTTTAAGTGCAAAATAAGTATTTAAATTATCTAAATACTCTTTATATTTTGGACCAAAATCATCACACATCTTATAATTTATAAATATATTTTATAATGATTTATAATTTATAATATTTCTCGTGTAATAATTTATAATCACTTTGAAATTTAGGAAGGTTTGTAATATTATTTTTTTGTTGCATCTCTCTCCTTTCAATAACATTTCTAACTTTAGATAAAATATAAATTTCTTTTTCTCTTTTTTTTTCAGAAATTTCTTCTTCTGTTAATTTATTTTTAAATTTATATGTTAAGAAAGTACCCATTATAATTATAAAAATTATTAACAATGATATGTTAAAATATAAAACTTTCATTTTACCACGCTTAATATTTGATTTTTGCAGTGTTGCTGATAAAAAATATTTCGTGCCTGGTTCAATTAAATAAGGTTGTGACATTTATATAATAAATAAGTATTATTATGAAAATATATTATACTCATTATCTATAAATAAAATGGCCGAAGAAAATCAAGAAGATATATCAAATAATGATACCCAACAACCAAATAATTCTGGCGAAGGGACTGGTAATTTTATGATAGGTATTTTAGTACCATTAGTTGCTTTTTATTTTGTAAGTTATAAATTATACACTGGGTCATATGATGACCCATTGGCAATGGCCGATATAGCATCTAAGATAGTCATTTTGAAAATAGTGTTATTGGTGGTTATTTTTTCAACTATGTATGCTTTAAATACAACAACAATGAAAAAAATGTGTCCAAATGGTACAACCAATTTAGTTTCTAAAGTATTTTTTAGTACTTTTATTCCTTTTATTTTCTTATTTGGGACAATTGTCGTTGCATTATCATTAATGCCTGGATGGAAGGCACCCTTTTCTAATACTTTAGGTTATGGACTTATTAAAAATGTTATATTCAGAAAATTATTTAGTCTTCGTGATTGGTTACAGCAGGGTGAAACAGAAGGCGATAGCGAGTTGGCTAGATTTAATCAGAGATCAAATAGAACATTTTTCGTAAATGAATTAACACCCGAAAACTTTTTTCAAGCCGTTGATTCATTGGGTCTCACATTTAAAACACCAGGAGATGATGGTGTGGATTATGATGTAAAAAAAACACTATATAAAGCTGTTGTCGTAAAAGATTCTATTTCTGAATTTATTTGGTTATTTGTTACGAGTTTATTGACATTTTCATTATCGCAAATTTATATTATCGATCGTAGTTGTGATCCCGACGCCGATACCATGTCAAAACAAGCTGATATGAACGAATTGAATGCATAATACTATTAATTTTTCAAAATAATAAAAATTAATAATCAAAATTTGGTATGTTTACATAATACAAAATAAATACATAACTTAAAATTGATATTATTAATGTTATAAACCATATTGGAATTACAGTTTTATTTTTAGTACCCAATCCAAATCTTCTAAAACTACCATCATTTTTATATATGAACGATGGTTGTATATACTGAATAATAAAAAATATGAATAAAAACAATACTATGGATACAGAAGTAACGTTTTTCTGAATATAATTACGATACATAATACAGTATATATAGATTTTATATTATAGTTTTTAAATTTATTGAATCATTGTTTTTCAATTTATTGAATCATTGTTTTTCAATTTATTGAATCATTGTTTTCAATATTTTTTAAATATAAAAATATTGAAATCACCACCCGTATTCGCCGTCATCTTCTCCTTCTTCTCGCATAGTTATAAAATTATTTTCTTTTTCAATTCTTTCATCAACGTATTGTTCTTCTAAATAATCCATTTCTTCCTGTTGCATCTGAAATAATTCCATATTTGCCCTTGTTGTATCTGTAATGATACCAGCTCTTTTTTCTATTAATATTCTTTTTTCTATTTCATTTCTTTCTTTATCATATTGATCGGGGTCATATTCAAATACAGCTCTTGATCCACCAAAGCCCCACCTACCCAATTTATGATTCTTCATTATGTTTTCTATTTGACGCGATTCAACTGTGAGATTTTTTAAATTTAAACGAATTCTGTCTTTTTCTTGTTCCTTTGATTTTAATATATTTGATTCTATTTTACCATTTGTTAAATTCATTATTTTCTTTCGATTAATAAATATTAATATATAATTTTTTAATAGTTTAGCTATTGTTTTCTCTAAAGGGTCTTGAAAACCGCTCATAATAGTTGCTTCAACTGTTTTTTTTCTAGTTGTTTTTTCTGAACCAATATTGTCAATTGACGATTTTATCTTAATTTCATTATAAAGATCTATATGCAAAATTAATGCGCAGAAAAAGAAATATTGGTGTATTTTTATGAAAATTTCATTATTGATTATTGTATCTTTATTATTTCCAATAATTTTTGAATAAAATGGTATATTTTTCACAATTTCTATTAAATCAACTGTTTTTGCCTTTATAATCAATAATAATTTAATAATTTCTTTATTATCATAAAATTCATTCAATAATATATGTTCATCTTTTATAATTTTTTTTACATCATTTTCGTGCCTCGGTGATATACCCCAATGTTCGGGGACATACATATCATAAGAAACCTTTTCCAATATAATACTGGGGTATATTAAACAAATATCAACTATCATTTTATTTATTTGGGATCCCGTAAAAAAAGATGTTTCATCTTGAATAGACATATAGTTCTCATTACCTTTTAAATCATAATTAATAAATGTTTTTAAAAATTTATCTACTTTTCTAAAACCTTTATTTAATTTTGTCTTTAAAAATTTATTTATTTTTGTTGTTTGCAATTTTATTTCTTCATTTAAAAATAATAATAAATTATCTTTTTCTTCATTCGTTTGTGGTGTATATCTTACAGAATATTTTTGAATTAAATCTAATATTTTAGGGATTATTTCTTTATTACATATTTTAACATCCTCCTTGCTTTGTATATATTTTAATAACTCTTCAAATACAATTTTGTTTATTTTATATGTTTTTTCAAATTTTATATCAACTTTATTTTCCCTATTTATATATTTCATAAGCAATTGTAAACTTTTCTGATTATAAATATCACCGTTTTCACGTTTAATTATCGCTATTTTTTCTTGAATTGTATTTAAATCTTCAAATGCGCTAATATTTTTAATACAAAGTGAATCTAATTCCGGTGGTATACTTAACCCACTGTTATATTTACAAAATTTAATAAATGTTCTGTAAATGGTTTCTTCTGAATAATTCTCAGACACAATGCCGATTGGAGTTTTTGTATCTTTTTCTGAGAAAATATATGGTGTCTTATTTAATAATTTAACTCTATTGAGTAAATCAATCAATGTTTGAACAAATTCAACATCTCGTTTAATAGTTGGATCCTCTTCAATAAAATAATAATATGTATTTATTTTTTTTTCATTACAACAGGCATTTTCTATATACGGCACACCACTATTTGTCACAAATAATTTATCTTTTCTTCTAATAATACTATTTATTTTACTAACGATGTACATTGAGAGTAATATTATTTTTCCTTTAATTTTATTAATAATAACAAACTGATCATTCTTATTCTTTGCAATAGTTGCCAACAATTTTGGTTTTATTGAATTACCGAACATTTTTACTTTATCAATATTTATTGTTGTGAGAGGTGGTAAAAAATTAGTCCATTTTTTTATATTAAACTCATCTGCTATCATTATTTGATCTAAATTTGAAATTAACCACTCGCGTTTCATTATTAATTTTTCATTTATCTCGCGAATGCTTATTACTTCAGAAATTATAAATTGTTTGAATTTAATAATAAATTTTTCTATTTTTTCTTGAGAAGACTTGTCTTTATTTTTTCTAATTCTCGGTAATCCATTCCACGGCCTTGAATCATTTTTTATTTTTAAAAATATACACAAAATATATTCAATAAATCCATTATTTGAGGATGATTCATCTAATGGAAATCCTGAGAAATTTCTTTTGCATCCAGGAAAAGTTTTGGATGTTTGGATTGGTGGAACAGACGATTGGGCAGAAATAATATATAGAGCCATAATTGAATTAATTATCTTTTCATCAACAATATTATTATAAGGTTTCAGTTTTTTCCCCCTTTTTTTTGCAAACGATTCCTTTTTTTTATATTTTTCTTCTGAAATTATATTTTTTAATATTTTACTTGTATTTTCAACAATGAAATCATACGAATTTAACATATCAAATCCAATATGTTTATCTATCGTTTCCAATATCGCGTATATCACGCCTGATAGTTTAGTTTTATGCGAGTATTCACTCACCTTGATTGTTTCAATAATTAAATCACCATCATCTTTTTCCAAAAGACCTCTAGATTTATTTTTATAGCCTTCTGCATTATAGCCTTCTTCAGTATCCAGTTCAATATATTTAATAACATATCCACTATATTTGTCCACCATTTTATCACCATCATTGCTCAAAACACCCCTCTCCTTGGAAATATATTCCATTGTGTTTTGGTAATTATTACTCTTATACGATTGAGCCAAATCATATAAAAATGTTGGCATCAATTGGAAACCAGTATCCAAACAATAAGCCCAATATACATTTTCTTTCGCATTTGTAATTTCATAAGGACGGCAATATTTATTGTAAAATAATATAATATCATTATTTTTTTTTACAATATCTTTTTGCGATAAGATAGAATTGAGTATTTTTGAATATGGTGAAATCCTTAATTCATCTTGATCAATATTATGTGATATTTTAAACATCAAATTATTTTTTTTTAAAAATTCTTTTTTCAAAAACATTAATCGTTCTTCAATAAAAATCAACTGTTTTTTTCTCTTTTTATTTAGATCTTTTTTTAAGTCAGTATATGATTTATCTAATTCATTTGAAAAATTATCTATAATATCTGTTATTAATTTATTATGTATTTTAATTTCATTTTGATCATCCGTTGCACATTCGCTATTAATTTTTAAACATTTATCTCTTATATTACAAAAAATAGAATCATCGGGCATTTTATCGTTTAATTCATCTTTCAATCTCCATTGATTATTTATTCTCTCATAATATCTATATTCATAATCACCCATATCCAATATTGCATATTCACCATTTATAACTCTTTTTTGAGTAATAACCATGCTTTCCGAATCTCTTTCAGCTATATCAGGTTTTACACCAACAACATTTATTAAATGATCTTTTAAAAAATCTTTAAATTCTTCATCGGACATATCGCGTTTTTCCCTTAAAAATTCATTTAAAATATCATACATTGTGTTATCATATTTTTTATCATAAAATACAAATTCGGCATTATTATCAGCTTGCAATGTTTCAATATCTTTATATGTTTTTGTTAATACAAAATTTTTACAAGGATTTTCTGGTAAGTCTTCTTTGCTATCAAGATTATCATCTGCATATTTTATTTCCTTTTCCAATTTTGCTTGTAAATTTAAGCTTTCGCGTAAATCTATTTGTAACAACCCCATTAATGTATTCATAATATTTCCACCATCTAATTTATATATTTCCCGCGTGATATCATTATTTCCAATATCCTCAAAATTATAAGCATTTTTTATAATATCGCGGAGATTTAATATTTTTTTTTCCATTGGATTCGCATCCTTCTTTTCTTGATTTTTTTTCTCTTCACTTAAGTCTTCAATCAAGTCTTCATTATTTATATTATCTTCTGCTGAAAACAATTTATCCAAAATTGTTGGATAAATGATATCAGAATCAGGGACTTTTTCAAAACCCATAATTCTTCCAGATAATGTTTTTTTAAATTTCGCAATATTTTCATTCACTAAATTATCAATAAGTGTATATTGCGATTTTGTTAAATTGTTATAATAAATCAAAAATGGTTCTAATTCGTTTAAAAAGTTATTAATATTCGTTTCATACTTTAAATAACCACTAAAATTTTGAATGATCTTTTCAGTTGTTGGTATCATTTTATCTAAAAATTTATCATATATTTCGTCGTTATTTCTCTCAGAATATTTCAATGTCTCAACGAATGATATTTCGGAAGGATATTTCAAAAACTTGTTACCATAAGACAAATCTTCAAAATTTTCATCAATATAATATTTTATTAATTCTTTATTTTCCAAAACATCATAAAATTTTAAATTATTATGCAGTAAAACTTTTTTATAAATATTTGTTTTATTCAATGATAGCTTTGATAATTCGGTAAAATATTTTGGCATCATTATAAATCCTTTCAAATAAACCGATTCATTTTGTATTATTTGTATTTTTTGATATATTTTATGTTTAATCATTGGGTCTTTAAACAACATATGTTCCCCTTTTATATATTTTTGAACCGCAAATTTTTTCTCACCCGGGATATTTGTATCTTCATCAACGTATATAGACACGCTCGAATTATATTCATCCAAATTATCAATTATCGTATGGATATTATTATTTATATTTACTTTACTTATAACATTTTCCCGGTTATTCGGTCCCTGAGATAATAATTGTATATTATTGATTTGTTGTTGTAAATACGAAAATTTTTGCGAGTTATCAGGAACAACGTTTGTCCTATATGATTCCATAATTCTGTTAAAATTATTAATAAACTTCTTAGTTTCATCTGGGACAATATCATTTTGAATTTTGTTTTCAACGATATTAATATCATATATTTTTTTTCTATTTTTAACAACCGGTATTAACCAAGACAATTCTGTATTAAAACTTTTTAAATTTTTAATCAAAGGTTTAGTATTTATTATTTTTTTTAAAGAATTAATCATACCATCATTAGAAAAATCAGAGAATCCTAGTCGTAAATCTTTAAATCTATCAATTTCAATATGTATATTTTCTAAAACTTTATAATTTCTTTCCGATGTTGGATATTCTGCCAATAATGCATCTAACATATCATTTATTTGAAAATCTATAGGATATTTTCTTTTTTCCGAGTCAACTTCAAAAACATTAACAATTTTTTCCAATTCTTCATCTTCTAATAAAATGATAGAATTTGCATCTATTATTATTTTTTTTAATTCGTCTTTTATGTCATCTTCTTCAAAGTTTAATTGAATGTCATCATAATCGTCATCATCAATTTCAACATCTATGGATAATTGTTCACCTTGACTTTTTTTTAAACTATTCATTGCATCACTTAAATTTGCTGTTGTTTCTTCATCGCTTTCTATATCTTCTAGCGAAATTTTAACTTTTGGTTCTGAGAATGGTCTTATTTCAATAATATTCAAATCTTTTGGCAAACCCTTGTATTCAAAATCTATGTAAATTTTTTCTCTTGATGGATATAATGAAATTTCAACCATATCATTTTCCAAATTTGAAATCTGACCATTAATAATTATCGGCACATCTCCTCCAAATTCAAATGTCCACCACGACTGTATTATTAAACCATTTTGTCTGGCGAACCCTTTTTCTTCGGGAAAATAAACAATATTTATAGATGTTATTGATTCATCGCTTATTTTACCGTTATTTAATGTAATATCTCTTGATGTTTTATCCAAATCATTGATCAATGTAATTATATTTTCATCTAAATATTCAATATAGAATATTTTATTATTTAAATCATCATTACCGACAGCTTCTATTTCAATAAATTGTCCCAATTCTAAAAATATATTATCCTTTTCTTTCTTTTTTTTACTTTTTTTTAATATTGTTTCTGTTTCTGTTTTTGTTTCTGTTTTTGTTTCTGTTTTTGTTTCTTGTATATTTTGTGGAATATCTATTTCTTCTGCATTTTCTGCATCTATTTCTTCTGCATTTTCTGCATCTATTTCTTTTGAAACATTTTTACTTGTTATTAAATTTTTAGTATTTTTTTCCATTACTTATATTTAATATATATTATAATACCTTTTTTTTTTATAAATTGAAATAAAAAATATATTTAAAATAGTTACAGAAATATATATTATAATGACAACATTGGATATTGAAAAAGCTCTGAAAAACGAAGATGACGAATTAACAGTTAAAAAACACAATGGGTTGTATTTAATTAAATATAAAAAAAAATTATTAACAATTCAAAATGCATATACATTGGGTTTGTTTCGCTCAGTTATTACAGATGGTAATAAAATATTATCATTTGCTCCACCTAAATCTGTTAATTATAACCAATTTATTGCTGATAATATTTATGATCATTGCAATATAACAGAATTTGTTGACGGTACTATGATAAATGTATTTTATAATACTTCTAATATTAATAAAAATGGTAAAAATGAGCCAAAATGGGAATTAGCAACAAGAAGTAATATTGGTGCTAATTGTAGATTTAATTTAAATTCAAATAAAACATTTCGCGAAATGTTTTATGAAGCTTGCGTTCCAAGTGGGTTACCCATATCAGATTTCTTTGATAGATTAGATAAAAAATATTCTTATTCATTTGTTCTTCAACATCCTGAAAATCGCATTGTACATAAAGTTGGAAGTCCACTTCTATACTTAACAAATATTTATGAATCAAAAGACAATTGTGTTAATGATAAAAATTTATTATATTTATCTGATGATTATAAAGCACAATTGCACAATATCTCTGACCATATTAAATATCCAAGAAATATCAAAGAGATGTATCCAAACATCTCAAATTGGGAATATATTAATTTACTTTGCTCTGGTGAACAAACTAGTTTTGATTTACAGGGATTTGTAATTACGAATGATAGAAATGAGAGAACAAAAATTAGGAATATAGACTATGAAAAGATTAAAAGGCTGCGAGGGAATAGTCCTAAACTTCAATTTCAATTTTTGGAATTATATAAAAGTAATGAAGTTGAAAAATACCTTCGTTATTTTCCTGAAAATAATGAAAAATTTAAAGAATATAAAAGATTGTTTTATAGATGGACCGAAAAGTTTTATGGTTTATATATTGATTGTTTTATTGAAAAGAAAAAAAAATTAAAAGATTGTCAATTTGAATATAAACCTTTACTTTATTATCTCCACAAACATTATATTGAAGAATTGTACCCAAATGATAAGAAAGTTAATTTTACATACATTAAAGAATATGTCAAATATATCCCAACAGAAAAAATAATGTTTAGTATGAATTATAAATATAGATCTGTTGATAAAAATATTAATAAATCATCTCAAATAAACCATCTCAAATAAATGAATCATCAATATGTTTATAAATTCTTTGCGAATAATCAATACAAGCCAATAAAATCATTTTAATATTTTCTTCACTTGAATTTTCTCCATTTTTAAATACTATTCTAATAAATGAATCGTCGTCGTGGGGATGTTCCTTTATAAATCCAACATATGAAAATGTCTTATTTTTTTTAAAATATCTATCGTGGAATAAATACTCTAAAACTTTCCCCATTGTATAACTAATATTTGGAAGAACAATATCAAATGAATATTTTGTATTAATTGTATCCTTTATAAATTCAAGTTTATTATCTTGAACTAATTTTTTTAAATTTTCAAATTTATTAATTAATATATTACAAGCTATTTTAATCAATTCTTCATTCGTATAAATACCAATTGTTTCTAATTTAAATTGGAATGAATCGTCAATAAAATATCTTTTGGCATTATGCACCATCCAATTTTTTTCAATATCTTCAATATCCTTATCATTACCTTCTTTTTTCAACTTATCTTTATGCATTAACCACGCTTCATTGCTTTTCACCTCATCAACTGTATTTTCGTAACCGATAGTTGAACATACATTACATTGGCTATTAATTTTAGAAGTACATTTATGCAATCTTGATTGGAATTTTAGTTTTTCCCCGTCTAATGTTTTTGATAAACTTGGTTTCAAACGATTAAATAATATATAATCATTTGTAATTTTATTTGGGGGGAAAATGTTCTTAACGAATGCATCGGTTAAATATTGATTTGTGGCAATATCTTTTATTTTGAAATCTTCCGTTGTAATATATTTAATTTCTTCGGTTTTATTCGTCATATCCAATTCAACCATTAAATTTTCAATAAGATTTGGCGTTTTAATATGCAATGGGATACAACCCAGTCGTTGTTTTATTATCTCATTTGTCAAAGATGTTGTATTTTCGTAAATAATAGTGGATACTAATTCAGTCCCCACTTCATTATGTGGGTCTGTTTTAATGCATACAACAGGTATATCACTCAGGATTGTTCGCCTCAACCCATTTATAACGCTAACATTGCAATTTTCTGCTGTAAAATATAACATTTCATTTGTCTCTTCTCTGATATCAATAATGCGAGGTAATTCCAAATTACTTTCACTCATAATTTTATATATTATATTATTTTATTTTTATAATATTTAATTAATTAATATTATCAATTTTAATAAGTTTAATTTTTAGATTGAAAAACTTTTGTAAATATAAAAATGAGTTATGTATTATATTATAGCAAATATTGTAATAATTGTAAAAAAATAATTCATAAAGTCGGAAAAGATAAAATTAAAAACGATATACATTTTTTATGCATCGATAAACGTAAAGAAATAGAAAAAAAGATGTATATTGTTTTAAGTGATGGAAAAGAACTATTAATGCCACCTGAAATTCAACAAGTACCAGCATTATTACTATTAAATAGAGGGAATAGAATTATTTATGGTAATGAAATTATAGAATTATTTAAGCCTATATTACAATCAAATCACAAAAAAGATACAAATAATAATTTGGAACCTTTAGCATTTTCACATTATGAAATGGGTGCAATGTTATCTGATAATTATTCATATTTAGATCAAAATCCAGATGAATTATCAACTAAGGGTAAAGGTGGTATGCGACAGATGCATTCCTTTTCAACTTGTGATTATAAAGACGAAATAGAAACGCCGCCTGAAAATATTTCCCCAGATGATATTAAATCGTCCAACGTTTCAAAATTATTAAGTAAAATGCAAGAAGAAAGAAGTAAAAAAATGGATATTTAAAATTTTATTAATAAATTTTAAATAATTTATTAATAAAAATAATTTAAAATTTATTAATTAGATATATATAAAAATTTATGAGTGTAAATAAATCACAAATATTACAGATTTTTAATAAAGAGATTAAACTGTTTTTAAAAAATATTATTAAATGTTTTCCAAAAGAAGATTCAATTAGAACATTTAATACATTTATATTAACCTTTTGCAAATATAACCCAGTAAAATTAATAGAAATATGGAATTATTATATAGCAATTCCGTATATAGATGTTATTCAAGCTGGGGATTTTAATTATTTTGAAAATAAAAATTATTCGGATGATTTGAAAGATCTTAAAAGAAATCACGAATATATTTTAAATTCTTATAATAATTTACGATTATCCATTTCAAATTTGGATAAAAAGAACAAATTAATTGCGATGCAATATGTTCAAATTTTAACAAAATTATCAATTATATATTTCAAATAATATAAATTAAGATTTTATGTATTTAAAAATTAAAATTATATATTTTTAAATAAGATGGTTAAAAATATTACAAAAGATTTTAAAAAATTAATTAAGGATTTAATGACTGATTTATTAAATACTTTTCCAGAATATCGTGATAAATTCACAGAGGATGAATTGGAGTTTTTAAAAGAATCTGGAGATGAAAAAAAAATGAACAATGTTTTTAATTATTGTTTAGACATTTATCCTGAGAGATTTTTTGATATTCTATATGAAAATGAAGAATTGTTTTTAGATGACAATAAAAATACAAAATTTTTCAAAAATATTGATTTTAAAGATTTATGGCAAGAAGGTATTTCGGATAACACAAAAAAAATAATTTGGAAATATTTACAATTAATATTGTTTTACATTACAAATAATTTAGATGATACAACTTGTTTCAAAGATACAGCAAAATTATTTGAAGCTATTGACGAAAACGAATTAAAACAAAAATTGGAGGAAGTTGTATCATCCATTAATAATGTATTTGACGTAAGTGAAAATATAAAAAATGATACGGACAATATTCACGATATAAATAATTTATTTAAAGATATGATGGACAATATGGATTTATCTGGAAATATGGATTTATCTGGCAATGAAAAATTTGAAAAAATGATGAAAAATTTTATGAAGACTAAACCGCCAAATTTTGAAGAAATGATGAAGGATATGGATATTTCAGGATTGGGGTTTAATTTTATTGATATGGTTAAAAATATGGGAAATGATAAGTCTGGTATATTCGGCGATATGTCTGGTTGCGATATGTCGGGTAATATATTTAATGATTTTTCAGGCAATTCTAAAAATATCCCAAACCCAGATGATTTACAAGATCATTTAAAATCATTAATGGGTGGTAAAATAGGTCAATTAGCTCAAGAAATTGCAAATGATACGGCGAAAGATTTGGATATTGATCCTGATAATATCTCCAGTGTTGATGATGTCTTCGCAAAACTTTTTAAAAACCCCGGTAAATTGATGGGAATGATTAAAAAAGTAAGTTCTACATTAGATGAAAAATTGAAATCTGGCGAATTAAAAGAAACCGAATTAATGAAAGAAGCTAGCGAACTAGTTGACAAAATGAAAAATACACCGGGTATGAAAAATATGGAAAGTATGTTAAATAAAATGGGTATGGGAGGTTTGGGAGGCAAAGGTGGTGGCAAAGTTAATATGAATTTGTTTCAAACAATGATGAAGCAAAATATTAAAAAATCATCGCAACGCGATAGAATGTTAAAAAAATTAAAAGAACGACAATTGGAAAAACAGATACAAACCAAAATAAGACAACTTAGTGAAGAAAAAGCTGCTCAACAGGCCGCGCAAAATAATATACCAACTGATAAAGATGGTTATGATGAATTTATACAAAAAACATTTAATATAGATAACTCAGTTATGAAAAAAAGTAAAATAAATAAAAAGAAAAAAAGAAAAAAAAGGAAAAAAAATAAAAATAATTAATAAAAAAATAAATACTATATATATCTTATAATGACAAAATTTTGGATATATGACGTTTCAGTTTTAGCAAATAAAAATCATCTTTTAGAAATATGGCCTTATCAATATTTAACATTGGAAAGAAAATTTAATTCCATAAGCAGATTAATTATTTATTTAACAATTTTAGGGTATTTTTTTTCTAAAAAAATAAATATTTTAATTTCGGGTATTGTAACAATATTAGTTTTTATTACCCTTTATCACGTGCAAAAAAATAATAAGAAAGAAGGTATGGTTGGGGAACACAAAAGGGGTGGCCAATATAATCAATTTGAAAAAGGCGCTTCCGATTTTAAAAATATTATGAAGGATAAGTTTACATTACCAACAAGAAAAAATCCTTTGATGAATGTTATGATGGATGATTACAAATATAATAATAAACGAAAAACAGCAGCACCTTCGTATAATAAATCAATTGAAAAAAATATAAATAACGTATCTAAAAATCCATCATTATCAAATAAACTAACTGATAATAATAAATTGTTTAGAGATTTAGGAGATAATTTAAATTTTGAACATACGATGCGAAATTTCCATACTATGCCAAATACAAAAATACCAAATAACCAAAGAAGTTTTGCAGAGTTTTGTTATGGAAATATGGCTTCTTGTAAAGATGGTGATGATATATCTTGTACTAAAAATTTAAGAAGAGTTGGTGGTATTCCGTTCTAATTATATAATTTTATAACAAAAAAATTATATAAAAAAATAATATTAGATAACATATATATATAAATGGCCAGTTTACATACATTTACTTTTGATAATTTATCTAGAATAGGTGATGATGTTTGTGCTTTATCTGAGAGAGATACACAAAATAATGATTTTGGCACTTATACAACAAAAAATTATTTTGAAAAATTTTGCGGTATGGCTCAACCCATTAATTTTGCCACAAAACAACCCAATGTATTTTACAATGGTGGTCCCGGAGTTGTCGGTGCGGGAGGTTGCAATGTTGATAGTGATTCAAATTTAAGAATTGGATCTATCCAAACAAATCCAAAATGTCGTATTTCATTATCCGAGAGACCTTTCAAAACTGTACCATTTTTAGGAAGAGGTCGCTCACAACCCGAGAAAGAATCTAAATTACAACAGGGTCTTTATATTGGTGATAAAAAAAGTTGTAAAAAAAATACTGAAAAATCATTTGGAGTTGAACAAGTTGATTTAGTACCTTCTTTACGTGAAACTATTCAAAACCCGAGTAATTTAATTGAAGGTGAGGCTAATAAAGGATGGATTCGTGGAGGAATCCCATCGCGAGAAATCACCCGCGACAATGATTATTTCCAACGCAAATATCGTTAATTTATATTTTTTAATTAAAAAGATATAAATATTTAATTCAATTATTAATTAAAATGAATTGTAATTTAGATTACAAAATTACATATTTTAAGAAAAATTATATTATGAGTGATTCAAATGACACACAATATAGAGAAGACATAATACATTTTTTTAATTTAAAAGATATGTTTAATGAAAAAATAGATGATCGTATCTTTTTTAAAATTCTCTCAGATAACGCATACCAAATTTATTTAAAATATAAAAATAATTCGCAAATTTTAATTCTTTTGAAAAATATAAAAGAGAATTTGAAAATGCCTTTTGAATTAACAGATGATGCATTATTTATGTATTTATTTAGATTTGATCTATTTCATATATTTCATAAATGTTTAATAGATTTAAATAAGAATAATAATATATCGGAGCCTAATTTTCAGTTATTAATGAATTCAATATAAATTTATTTAATATATACATATATCAATATGGCTTCAACAAATTTAAAAAATTCACGAGGACAATATTGTTACGACCAAAGAAGGGAGCATTTGGAACGGGAATATCTTGTTTATAAAGGTGGTGTTATTCCAAAGGAATCGTTTTTGCCTGATTTTGGTATAAATATGGGTAAAATGTCTGGTGCTTATTCACATAAAATTCTTTCACATAATACTCCAGATTTAGAGAGTTTTCTGTTTGGTATCGGGTCATCCAATTTAGTTAAACCTTATAGAAATCCACCTATGCTTGTTAATAAAGTTGATACAATTAAGTTTTTCAACCAAACGGATGCGCAAATGCCTGTACCGCTCGTTGTTGAGAATCGTCAACGACCAACTGGACCTTTCTCTTAAATTTTATATTTTCAATATTTAAAATATAAAAAAATAAAAAAATATAGTATATAAATCAATGTCCCTTAATATTTTTACAGAATTGGAGATTACACAGGATTTAAAAATTACACAGGATTTAGAAATTTTACAAAATATTGATATTTGTGGAAATATATTAATGTCTGGTGATTCAATCTTAGAATTAAAAACAATTAAAAGCAATCGGTCCACTACATCGGTTCCTTTTGGAAATTACGTTGATATTAGCGGTTCTGCATTATTGGTCCCGCGAGGATCAACTGCTTCTAGAATGAGCACAGATGGAACACTAGACATTGGTGCTACAGCCAAAGCTGGTATGATAATGTATGATACTTCTCAAAACCAATTTATTGGTGTTATTGACACGGCAACACCAGACAGTTCGAAATCAGAATTAGTTTGGACTGGTTTAGGGGGAGTTATTTCTACAGATCAAAAAACAAGAATTGAGGCCACTAACGATGGTACTAATAACAGTGGACTTAAATTTTTCACAAATAATGGTTATAATATGTGCATAAATGAAAATGGTAATGTAGGAATTGGTAATGCAATGTCTAGTGCAAATGATTCTTTAACAAATGCATCAGATTTAAATTTATTTACAAATACTAATGCTTCATTTTTAATTAGCAACAATATAGGACTATTGACAGATGGTCTAAAATTAACATTTGAGACTGGTGGAAATGCTAAAATATATAATACATATTCTGCCGGGGATTTAATATTTGGCTCTGGTGGATACAACGACCGAATGCGAATACTCGCGAATGGAAACGTGGGCATCGGCACGACTTCGCCCAAATCTACATTAGAAATTAAAAGAGGGTCAGCCCTGAGCGGTAACGCTTTACCAAATGAAGACAAATATGCTTTAATATTATATAGCAGTGACGACTTATTTGCTGCATCGCATACCAATAGATCTGCATATATGACAATAGGTTATCAGGGATTATACAAAAGGGGAACTGGTAAAATGCAAATATTTAATACAACTAATAACGAAATTCAATTTGGCACAAATGATACAGAAAGAATGAGAATTGATAGTACCGGTAGATTGTTAGTAGGAAAAACCACCAGTTATCCTACATATGGCTATAGCGCAACTTTTGCACCTATTGCCACCTCCGGCATTGGTATTGACAGTGCAGGAATATCTATTATGAGAAACACAAACGATTATATGTATATGAGGATGAACACCTCTGGTGGTGAATTTGACATACAGACTGTTGGTAATAATGATACAAACACTGGTAAAATCTGTATCCAACCATATGGTGGCAACGTGGGCATCGGAACGACTACCCCATCAAAAACATTAAACGTTTACACTTCAACAAATTTTGACGGAATATTGTTGAGTGATCCTGGTGGCGATTGTATTAAGCTTGCAAAGGGTGATTCTAACACCGACGGATATATAAAGATATACGGCAATGGAACAAATGGAATCGAGCTACAGCCAAATGCCAACAGTTGGTTTTCTAAAAATGTGGGCATCGGCACGACTTCGCCCGCTTGTAGTTTAGATATACGGGCGCCTGATAATGGTACAGCAAAAATAATGTTGTGCGGTACAGACCAAGGAACGGGAGATTTATTTGTAGGACAATCACCGAATTATGGTGGTGGTATAATGTATAATGGCGATGGATCTCCTAGTACTGGCACCACGACAGATGCAATTAGTTTTTATCGGATAACAGAAGGAGGCGACCCAATTGAAGTATTTTTTTATATGTATAATAGTAACACAGTTAATTTTAAAGGTGATATAACTTCTACTGGTAACATAACAGCTTATTATTCTGATGAACGATTAAAAACATTTAAAGGTACTATATCCGACCCTATTGAAAAAATAAAAAAACTCAATGGATATTATTTTGTAGAAAATGAATTAGCAAAATCTTTAGGTTATAATAATGATAAATTACAAGTAGGTGTTAGTGCTCAAGAAGTAGAAAAAGTGTTACCTGAAATCGTAACCGATGCCCCTATTGATAAAAAATATAAAACAATATGGTATGAAAAATTAACACCATTGTTAATTGAAGGTATTAAGGCTCAGCAAACGCAAATTCAATCCCTACAAGCTCAAATAGATGAATTAAAAGAATTGATACAAAATAAACTTTAGAAATTTATAAAAATAAAATATAATTAGTTATCATAATGGCTTTCACTAGATTTAATTATGATAAATGTAGAACGGAAAAAAATTTACAACAAGCAACTGGTCTCGGTAGATATATGTTAAATGTACCCGGTAATGCAGGCGATAAACCAGCGATTTTTAATGATCCACAAATACGTATGCAAAAATGGGGAGGTAATCTCCAAGGTGTTTATAACGGACACCCTATTGACATTGATAGTGATTTAAAGAATGTAGGAAGAAAATTATCCAAGTTTTGCAATGAAAACAAATTTCCAAATAAAAAAGTAAAAACCTTTACGAATCACTACCCAGTGAATAATACCCCCATTACTGATCAATCAAGAACAACACATCCATCATGGCTATACAGAGATTTAGAACAAAATCACACGTACCCACTTTTATTGGACCCACAAGAAAATGTATGCAAACATTTCCACAATAATTTAAATACGCGATTATTGGAAAGAGATTCTTATGTACCAGAATATCCCTGTACAATATTAATGCAATAATTTTTTACTATTTTAATTATATTCAAAAAAAAAATAATTAAAATAAAAAATGATATATATATAATATGGAATTAGCAATCCCTTTAGTAGCAATTGGTGGATTATTTATTTTATCAAAACAAGATAAAAAAAAAGAAAATAATTATTCCGAAGCATTTACCCAAATGCATAGAAATAATTTACCCAATACACATAAACCAGTTAAAAATTATCCGGTTGTTAATCGCGAAGAATTAGAAAATACATTAAATAAATATGCCGGTATAAAAAATACTAGTGATAATTATTACAATCCAGGAAATTACGAAACTCTTCAAACATCAGACAGCGAAGCAACTAAAAAATTTAAAACAATGTCTGGCGAAGATATGAGAATTGGAGAAATAACACACAATAATATGGTTCCTTATTTCGGATCCACTGTGACACAATCAACAACGGGGTCAAATGAAGGTATTTTGGACAAATATACTGGCACGGGTAGTCAACGTGTTGAAAAAGAATCAATTGCTCCTTTATTTAAACCTCAAAAAGATATGAATTGGACCCACGGTATGCCTTCCACAACCCAATTTATGGAAAATCGTATGAAAAGTATTGTGTCACAGAAAATGAATAATACAAAACCTTTTGAAAGTATTCAAGTGGGACCGGGATTGAATCAAAAGGGTGGTATCGCTGGTCAGGGTGGATTTAATTCCGGAATGGATGGGCGAGATGTTTGGCGTCCTAAAAATGTTGATGAATTAAGGACATCAAATAACCCGAAGGTAACCTATGGTGGACATACGTTAGGGGCTTATAAGCCTAACAAATCTGGAATAATTGGCAAAATTGAAAAAAATCGCCCAGATACATCTTTTTTCAACGATGAAAGTCGGTGGTTAACAACAACTGGTATTGAGAAAGCTCAAAAAGCACGAGGTACCATTTCTCTTAAACCGGAAAACCGTGCTTATCAGACACGCGAATATTTTGGAAATAGTGCACCAGATGCAAACGGTACATATTCCACACCAACGATACAACGTTGTGAAAAACCGCAATTCAAACCTTTGAATTTAGGAGTTGCCACCGATAAAGATGGTTGGAATGTCAAAAATAAAGATATGAGAGAAATCCAACAAGAAGGTTACAGACCTTTAGCAAATGCTAGAAACTTAACAAAACAACAAAAAGAATTAGGACCTGTAAGCGCGGGATTTAAAGCAATGGTTACGCCATTATTAGATATATTACGACCATCTCGCAAACAAAATGTTATTGGTAATATGAGACCAACTGGTAATGCTAGTGGTAAATATTCTATTTCCAATAATGTAATCTGGAACCCCGCTAATAAAGCTAGAACAACAATTAAAGAACAAACCATCAAAAATGAATATATTAAACAAGGTGGTACCAATTATGATGCGGGTTATATTAATAATAAACAAATACCAGTTTCACAACAACGTGATTCCACAACAGGTTCGTACATTGGTAATAATTCAGCATCGGTTACCAATTCACGTGTTTATAATGCAGAATATAATGCAAGACTTAATCCAAATAAACAAGAACTTTCGCGCGTTGATAGAATTCGCACAGGTAATCAAAAATTATTTACTGGGTCGCAATCAGTGTGTAATCTTTCTAATAGAACCACCAATGCAGCTGTTATTCAACCAAGCTTTACAAAAAGACCAGCGAATGCAAGTAATGTGGGTGAAATTTCGGGTAGAAATCTTAGAGAAAAGGTGGTACAATGTGGTCGCAATACTGGTGATATATTAAAAGCATTCAATGATAATCCATATTCAAAATCATTAAACAGTGTTGCTTAAAATTAAATATACATTTATTTAAATTTAAATAATTAAATATAATTTTATCCATATATGAATACAATTATTAAAAAACAAAATAATGAAACAATGAAACTAAATATACATCAAGAACTATTTAAAAAATTAAATTATTTCAGCGATACATTTAAAATACCGCATATTATATTTTATGGTAATTCTGGAACCGGCAAAAAATTTATTTTAAATAAATTAATTCATAAAATTTATAACGACGATAAGGAAGAAATAAAAAAAAATGTTATGTATGTCAACTGTGCTCATAGCAAAGGAATTCGCTTTATAAGAGATGAACTAAAATTTTTCGCCAAAATAAATATACAAAATTATAATGGAAAATATTTCAAAAGTATTATTTTATTTAATGCTGAGAAATTAACGATGGATGCGCAATCAGCTTTACGAAGATGTATAGAACAATTTAGTCATAATACTAGATTTTTTATAATTGTTGAAAATATTGAAACATTGTTAAAACCAATTTTATCTAGATTTTGTAATATTTATATACCCCAACCAAAAACCATTGACAGGAAAAATTTACATATTAAATATTATAAAGAATTTGATAATCATAATAGAAAACGAATGGTTTGGTTAAAAAATAAAATAAATATAAAAAAAAATACATTTACATTGGATAATTTAATACAATTTATTGATGAAATATATGATAAAGGTTATTCTGCTTTAGATATTATTGAAATTATTAAAGATTGTCAACACGAAAAAAAATATGATTTTTTATTTTATTTTGATAAAATTAGAATAGAATTTAGAAATGAAAAAGTTTTGATGTTGATTTATTGTTATTATTTTTTTATGCGGAAAAATATAAATTTAGAAAATATATTAACAATGTAAAATGGATGATTATAATGTAAATGTTCTATCAGAAGCAAAAAACGAATATTCTTCACGATTATTAAACATTTTAACACCATTGATCATTTTGGGAATTAAATCTATTTACTCGGAAGCTATTAATTTATGTGATGAAAATAACGAAGAGGATAAATATTTAATGACATTTCAAAACTTTTTATCAAGAGTTCCGAAATGGAATGCAAATATCATTAAAGATGAAACAACGAGAATTGTTAGTGAAAGCAACTGTCCATATTTAGAAGATTTATTAACTTGTGTGCATATTACACAATTAAAAATATTAACCAGTATACGTGTGTCAAATCAACAAAAAAAAATAGATATTGATATTCCCAAATTAACAGAGTTTATTCATAATATATATATTCATTTTGCAAGAAAATTATATTCAAATATATATCTATTTGAAAAGGATATTATGCCTTTAAATTATCAGAAAAATATGAGGGAAGCTGAAATAATATGTCGCGAATGTATTTTAAAAGTTATTAGAGATTCTATGCCAATTGAACAAATTTTACGCGCATATATGGACGAAAGTGTACACGATGAGGTTGTGGAAGAAACATTGGAAAAACAAGTTACCGAAGATGAAGCCATTGATATGATTGAAGAAGCCAATAAAAACAATGAAAATAGCGAAAAAAATAAAGAAATTGCCATTAGTAAAGTTGGTACATCTGATAAAGATAATGAAGTTATTGTCGCCGAACCAACTCTATTATCAAATATTGCCAATGATGCTATCAATGAAGTAACTAATTCCATTGAACAAGATAATAAAAATGATATTGTTGCCGCCGTTGCTGCAGCTGCAGTACCTTCTTATGAAACAACACCAACTGAAACAACACCAACTGAAATAAAATTAACCGTTGATGTTAAACCCACCGATGTTGAAACCACGTCATCCAGACCAACTACGCCGTCTAGATCCACACCATCCACACCAACTACGCCGTCTAGATCCACACCATCCAGACCCACGACACCCGTAAAAGCATTTATAAGTAATGATACAATCCCAATTACAAAAATTAAATCCCCAAATATTTCCTTTGCAGATAATGATCAAGTGTTGGATATGGGTACTAATCAAAAATCAACAATTCACGCTCCAAAAACAGATGCACGTTTGGATAAAATAAGTCAAATTGCCAATATGAGAAGAAAAGAAGAGGAAGAAGGCGATGATGGCGATGACGAAGACTTTGACGACGATGGTCCTTTGAAAATTGGTGGGGAAAATATTACTTTAAATATTACAGATATACAAGATATTTCAAAAGATTTAATGATAAATAAAAATCCTATTTTAGATGATATTGAAATTTTAGCATAAATTTGCGTATAATTAATAATATTTTACTATTAATTATATAAAATGAATAAAACAATTTTATTAAATGGATTTATCATCAGCTTTTTATTTTTAATTGCGAAATTCATTGAAATGCGTTTTGTTACAAAAAAAAATGTACCTCCTAAAATTTTAGTTCGCGATGCTCTATTGGTTTATGCATCAGTTATCGTCTCACATTACATATTGGTTCAACTAAATAACAAACAAACGAAAGAATTTGTTGAAGTTTTTACCGACAACCCATCTTTTTAATTATTTTTTAATACTTAAGAAAAGTATTAAAAAATTTAATAAAAAATTAAGTAAAAATATAAATTTTACACATACACTGGCATTTTATCAATATTAACAATGGGTGATTTTTTCCCTATCTTTTTTCTACTAGATAAAAATTGTTTAAATAAAGGCCTTTCTAATTGTGCTTCCGGTGTATGTTTTTTACATTTCCTTGATATCATTTTATATAATTTAAAATCTGGATATCTTTCATCGCCATTTGATTTATATAATATATTTTTACCACTATCATCGTGCACCCATTCATTAATCAGATTCGCTATTGGATTCTTTATTCTCTCATTTAAATCTGGAATAAAATAATCAAATAATGAACAAGCCAACCGAGTCAAATCAAATCCATTATTCGGCTTTAATTCAGGTTTATTCTTATTTTTAAAAACTGTAAAATTATATTGTCCAGCAGCATCTCCCGATTTAAAAAAACTGTCGCTAATTATTTCTTTTCCTTTAAAAGTATAAATAGATCGCCCATAATCTATTATTTTAAATAATTTACCATAGGTAGGGACTTTATAATATTTACCGTTGTAATGGTAATTGAGATACTTTTTTTCAGTGGAATTAAACATTATATTATTCGTATGCAAATCATTGTGTGTGAAATTAAACACTTTTTGATATGTTAATAATATCATCACAATTTGAAATAAACAAGATTTCCATTCATTATTTGATAATTTTAGATCCAAATCTTCAACGCAGTCATCTAATGTTAATTCCATTTTTTCCAAACAAATAATTTGACAAGGAAAATCATATATATATGCATTAATACTATCATTAATACTACTATATTCGGAATCTTCGGAATCTTCGTCCTCTTCGGAATCTTCGTCCTCTTCGTCCTCTTCGTCGTCCGTATCGGATATTCGCGACGAACATTCACTATTTGTTTTATCGTCATTTGAATTCACCACATTTCTTGAATAATCCACATTTTCATTTAAGGGTATTAAATCATTTAATTGTGTTATTTTATTCAGTTTATTGACATTTTCAACAGTTAATTCTTGAAAAACACTACCAAACATTTCTTTTGGAAATTCTTCAATGTTTATTTTTTTTTCCCCTTGTATATTAATTTTAATGCGATTTTTTCTAGTATCATCTTCCAACATCCCCTCATCTATTACATCCGTCTCAAATAAGATATTTTGATTATCGTGGAAATATTCATAATCATATAAATATTCCAAATCGTCGGTAATATCCACTTGAAACTTTTCTTTAATACCCAAAAATGACCCATAAAAATCTATACCGTGTGGAAACTTATGATGGTGTAATAATTGGCTTGATAAATATGAAAAAAATGAATCGGTATAAGCACAATTATTGCAACATTCCATTTTTTTTAAGACATTTGTATTGGCCTCTAATTTAGGAAGATTCCTGATTATGTTATCCGATAAATCTTTATATTTACCTGCCATAAATTTAGTGACATCCAATAATGGTGAAAATTTAAAGAATGATTTTTTGGATACTTTATTTTTACTATTATCAAATAATGTGACGTTGTATGTATTTTTACTTTCATCGTCACTTTTAATATTATCAATACAATATTTATGATTTAAATTTATTGCATTGTGATTTTTTTCACTTAATGAGAAAAATCTGGAATAAATTGGGATAAAATTAGTAATATTTTTTACTTTATTTTCTGTTTTTTTAGATAAATAGCTAAATAATTTGGAATTATCATTCTTTTTATAATAAATATCAAACATTTATGTTTTATTGAATCAATATTATTTCTTATTTTTAACTCATAATTTTTTTTAATTTTTTTTAATTTTTCCAAAATTAAAAAACATTAAAAAAAATTAAAAAACATCAAAAAAAATTCGCGTTTTTTAAAATGAATAATTTACTCTTTCTTAAATATACATGAATCTAGAGTTAAAAAAATTTGATATGCGAAAAATTAGTTTTGATCCAAATTCCACACAAGGACCTGTTGTTGTTTTAATTGGAAGACGTGATACAGGCAAAAGTTTTTTAGTTAGAGACTTACTTTATTACCATCAAGATATTCCTATTGGGACTGTCATTTCAGGGACTGAAGCAGGCAATGGTTTCTATGGTAAATTGGTACCAAAATTATTTATTCACGATGAATATAACAGCGCTATTATTGAAAATATATTGAAAAGACAACGAATTGTTTTAAAACAAATAAAAAAAGAGAAAATTGCTTATGGAAAATCCAATATTGACGCGCGTGCTTTTGTTATTTTAGATGATTGTTTATATGATAATGGTTGGGCAAGAGAAAAGGTTATGAGACTGTTGTTTATGAATGGTCGTCATTGGAAAATTATGCTTGTGATTACTATGCAATACCCACTCGGTGTACCGCCTAATTTACGTACCAACATTGATTATACCTTTATATTGAGAGAACCTTATCTGACCAATCGCAAACGCATTTATGAAAACTATGCCGGTATGTTTACAACATTTGAATCATTTTGCCAAGTAATGGATCAATGTACAGAAAACTACGAATGTTTAGTAATATCCAATAATGCAAAATCTAATAAATTGGGCGATCAAATCTTTTGGTATAAGGCTTCTGCACATAATGATTTTAAATTGGGTTCTAAGGAATTTTGGGAAATGTCTAAGGATCTCAATTCCGATGACGAAGATGAAGAATATGATCCAAAAATGGGACATAAGGGGCCGAAAATTAACGTGAAGAAGAACAAATGGTAATTTTTTTTATACTTTTTTCACTAGAAAAAAGTATAAAAAAAATTAGGTAAAATAGGGTAAAATTTATTAAAATTAAATCTAAATTATATATATTATTATGTCATCTTCATCATCTTCATCATCTACATCATCGTACAATGTGTTGTTGGTTGATTATAATTACTTGAAAACAAATTGGTTGTCCACAGCAAATATATTGAGTTCATTATCGAGTGGAGTGTTGTTGGGTATGCTGAAATACACCCCCCCAACAAACCTCACCGGAAAAGACTGGTTTGAAATGCTTAATAATTTAATTAACTCATTGGATGCTATTAAAGATTCTCTTCATAATAGAGCAAATGCGGTGCAACATTTAAAATATGGGGATATTGCGGGAAAAAACCTATTTTACCACCCATTTAAAGAAATTATGAGATTTCCCAAAGACTTGCATACCATAGAAAAATTTATTATTGATAATATGGAGAATATTGGTTTAATACAAGATTTTGCATTATTTGATAAAAAAACAGTTTCAGTCAACGCTACTATAATTCAGAATAATGCGTTGGTGTTTGTAGATTGCGGTCCAGACCCTAAGTATATAATTGACAATTATAAAACAAATGACAACTTGTGCAAAACATTTGCATCTATACTTGATAGCGCAGTAGATAAAAAAGGTGGGTTTTGGCATTTGTTAAATAATTGGTGGAAGAATGTTGATACAAACCAAACTGTGAAAACCATTCATATTACATCGGATTTTTTTAAAGCATTAGGGTTGGGTAATTCTGACACACAAAATGGGATACTGCTACCGCCACAGCTACGGGGGATACAAATTGAATTATACTTAAATCAAACACCGCAACAGCAACAGGAACCCACCACCACCACATATGCTGCAAAAGTACAATATCAAAATGGAAGTTTTAATCTTAAAATAACCATACAAGGAATACCATACAATTTTGATTCTTGGGAAAAAATTGAATGGTATACAAAAGGAAATAAAGAAAAAGAAGATCAATTTAACAATAATGGTAATGATACTTTTTTTCAAACTTCTCCGTCACACAAAAAAATACTTTTAAGATTGATGAAAGAATTGGGAGATAAAGGTCAATGTATCTTTGCATTTATTATAAAAAATTATACAAACCGTAGATGCATTATGATGACGTGTGATAAAGTTGTATTTATAACTTGTATATTATTGGGTGTAGAATGTTTTTATGAACAAACCGTAAAAGTTGATATTTTAAGAAATGGTGTTCCCAAACAAATTACTAGATATAAATATAAACAATTTACGGCTAAGAAATTGGACGAAGTAGATAAAAAAATCATAAGAAAAAATAACTATGAGGTCAGATTAAATAGAATATATAACTTAAACGAAAAATTAATAGATAAAATTTCACGAATAAAAAATATGATAGAATTGCCAGGACTGCCAGGATATATTAATCAATCAGTTGTTGAAAAACTATTAGAAGATTTTAGAAAAATCCAATTGAGACTCAAAGAATTCATGGACGCTCGCGATAAGAGAGAGAAAGATTTCTTTGAGTGGGTCAAATCGCTGGTAGAAAACAACGATATACCCATTATCACCGACGAAGATATGTTTGAAAGATTTAAAAGAGAATTTGAAATTTTAGATATTGTTGTCACTACTAAAGCCGGAAAAAATAAATTTATGGTTAGTAAAATGAAAAATTATACATTAGAATATCCGTTATACACTTCACAAAATATTCCTCCTGTTTTTACATGGAAGGATAAATTTGCATTAAGTTTTTGTAATATGGGAAATACAATTATAGCAGGAGCAAAAAATCTTAAACTTTATATATATTCTTTACAACAGCCCCATCATCAAGGTGGATGCCGTGGCAACTACTGTAAAGGAGACCGTGGTGGGAAAAATTCATATATGAAAGGTGGTGGTGTGATGCAACCAATACTAGAATATCAAACATTTAAAGAAGAAATTAAAAACATTACCTTTACTGTTGATTATGAGGAAAATAAGAATAATCAACAATGGATTTGGGGAGATAATTTGATACAAAGTTTGGGAAATGAAGAAGATCTTTCGCAACTAGAATTAAATGAAGAAAAAAATCAAGAAAATGATATATTAATATATAAATACTTACGATCAAAAGAACTACAAGATATAATAGAACTCGATAATGATAAAAGCCCGTTTTACTTTTCCCCCGAAGATACTAAAATTTTAATAAATAATCAGAGTGAACGACTAGGATATTTTATAGTTGATTTAAAGAATAGTGCTAATGAAAATGTTAAATATGGTGAACTTCAAACATCCTATTCAATCGTCGGTGTGGATGAATTTAATCCGTATTCCGGAAATATAAAGCCGACGTTTCCAGTGGATGGATTTGGATTATCAAACATAGGAACAAACTCACCCGATATCAGTGATTTGTCTGATTTGTCTGAGGAGGATGAGGAGTATGAGAAACAACCAACAACAACTACTACTACTACTACACAATCTCCATATTATTTTACGAATGTTGTTGATACAACAAAAAAAGGTACACAAGGAATACAGGAGAAAGAACCAGATCGTCGTCGCCTACAGCTATTAAATGCTGCCCATCGTCGCCTTATGCAGAGGAAGGGAAACGAATCGTCTAGCACTGTGAAAAAAAGATCACTACCACCACCACCAGCACCATCGGCTAATCTCAACCTACCACCACCACTTACACCAGTTGCAAAACGAAGAAAACAAGAAAAAAATATCCCACCGGAAGTGGAAGCAACAAAGGGGATAGGGAAGGGGAGATGGAATCGTAATAAAAAAACCAAGAAGAATCGCAAAAAGAAAAAGAAAACCCGATATAAAAAGCTCAGATTGAAAAAGAAGAAACGCAAAACGAAGCAGAAAAGAAAGCGCAGGAAATATACCCGATATAAAAAAAAAACAATGCGTTCTAGAACCTATCATAAAAAACGTCGCCGTAGAAAGAAACGCCGCAATAAATCCCTCTAATTTTTTTTATATTTTTTGCAAAAATATAAAAAATTATAATAAATATTTACCTAATTTTTTTTGATGTTTTTTGTAAAAAAACATTATAAAAAAATTATTCGCGTTTACCCTCAGCATTAAATCGTCTTGGTCCCTTATCTCGCTTAGGAATAACAATATTATCACCCTCAAACAATTCCTTTTGAATATCGGCCGATGTAACTTCTTCTTTAAGGCCCAATGTTTGTTCAATGGTACTATTCACCCCCACCAAATTACCATTTTCATCAATATTTTGCGTCAATTTATTACCGGATTCTTTAGCCATTTTAATATTTTCTTTAATAGCCTCTTCTTTAGCTTGTCTCACTCTTTTCTCAAATTCCATCTTAGCATATTCTTCATTTTTCACCTTCTCACTCATTAATTGATTCAATTGCTCTTCCATATACTCAACACGACCTGTTTTATAAGCTTCGGGTTCCCACGGCATCCACATACCGACTGGACCAACATAGACATCGTGATTTGGATCCACTTCGCGCAACAATTTACATCTCAATTCAGCCTCACCCTGTGTTGAATATACTCCACGAATTTTAATACCACGCGTGTTTGTCTGATAATGATTTGCATTTGAAAAATCGGCTTCCAATCTTTCTTCATTTGCATCCACAAAATTCTTATATGCATCTGAAACATAAGAATCATCTATATTATCAGCTTCACTTTTCAAAAATTCATTTAAATCCGATGTTAATTCTTCAAATTTCAAACTATATTTATAACTAATAAAATTTAAAAATTGGGTGAATTTCTCAGTTGATTTAGTAAGATCAAAATCTTTCAAAAATTCTTCAAAATAAAAGTGTGTTTTTTGTTTTAATATATTTTCTGGCGAAACAAAAGAAATACACGCAAATTTTTGCCCCGAAAGTGGTTTATCTTCTTCTAACAGATCAACGTATGTAGGATTGTCTGTTCCGTCTGATTTTTTTTGTTTGGTAAAATTATCACTTTGCTCCATTATATAATTATTAATAGAAAATTTATTTAAGTTTTTTTTTAACAAATATTTATTTCATAATTTTTCATTATTTTTTTCTGCTGAAATATTATAATATGTTCCAACGATTAATGAATTCATTGGATTTAGGCGAGTTGATGCGCAGAGCTGTAAAATATATAGTAGAAGGTATTATGGTTGCTATTGCAGCTTACGCAATACCTAAAAAATCACTTAATATTGATGAAGTACTTCTTATTGCTCTTACTGCTGCTGCAACATTTTCAATACTTGATACATATGTTCCATCTATGGCTGTGTCTGCGAGATCTGGTGCCGGTTTTGGTATAGGTGCTAATCTCGTTGGATTCCCAAGAATGATGTAAATACTTTAGAAATCTTTAGAAATATTTAGAAATCTTTAAAAAATTATAAATTTAAATATAAATTTATAATTTTTATTAAATGGATAAAAAAAACGATATAAGTTATAAATATATTCCAGTATCAGTATTTGATGTAAAACCTGTTGGAAATAAAGGAATAAGAGGAAAACAAGATCATAATAAAATATCTAGTCGCACAACATTCAGCCCATTTCCATCCGATATAGCCGAATGGTGTGCTGAATATCATTTAAGAGATGCTTCTGTTATTTTTGATCCTTATGCGGGATGGGGTGAAAGACACCAAGCTATTAAAAAATCAAATAAAACATATATTGGTTATGATATTTCTGAAAAAGCTATTGGTTATGCTAAGGAGAGGTATGGTGTTGAAAATATTTTAGCCAGTAGTTTAATAGAAGAAATTCCAGAACATGATGGTTTATTAACGTGTCCCCCATATTGGAATTTAGAAAAATATGATTCTAAAGATGGATTGGATAAAATTAAAAAATGGGATATATTTTTGGAAGAATATGAAAAAGTTTGGAAACGCGTTTCAGAAAAAGCTTTACCCGGTGCGAAATATTGTATTATGGTGGGAGATTGGCGAAAAAATCATAAGTTCTATGATTTTACATACCAAACAGAAAAAATAATGGAAAGATGCGGATTAAAACCATTTGATAAAATCATTCTCTCATATAAAAAAATATCACCTATAAAAATTATGTTACCACAAGTAAAACGTTTGGGATATACTGTTAAAGTGCATCAATATTTGCTTATCTATAAAAAATCAGAAAAATAAAATTTGAATTAAAAATAAAAATAAAAATGAATTATATAATGGTTAGAACAAGAAGAAGAAAATCGCGTTCAAAAAGAGTCAAAAGAAGGTCAAAAAGAGTCAAAAGAGTCAAAAGAAGGTCAAAAAGAGTCAACAGAAGGTCAAAAAAAAGGCCAAAAAGAAGACGGCGTGTAAAACGTGGTGGTGCCTGACAGTATAACGAATTATAAAGTATAAAAATTAGTATAAAATAAGTATAAAATGTTCAAAAAAATTTTGAAAAAATGAAGAAATTTACAATAAACCAATGGGTGAAAATTTCTGATACCATTTAACTTATTTATAATATATAAAATATATATTATGAATTCATCATTTAGGCAGGGTGTATTTTTTGGCGCAAATTCTGGTGTTTTAACAACAGCTGGTTTGATTGCGGGTTTAGTACAAACAACTATAACTAAAAATTATATAATAATAAGTATTATATCATTGGCAATTGCCGATAGCATTTCAGAAGCGTATGGTATGTATATTTCCAAAAAAGCAGAAAATATAAAGGATGATTCTAAAAATCCATTATATGCTTTAATTGGATTATTAATAATGAAATTTTCAATTGTTTCAAGTTTTTTAATACCATTTATATTTTCAAATGATTTAACATATTTTAAAAATCTATATTGGATTATCGGATGGAGTTTATTTTTAATCAGTATTGTTGATTATAATATTTCTTCTATGAGAGAAGAATCCCTTATGAGTTATTTAATACCGCATATTGTTGTTTTATTTTCAGTGATTTATTTAACACAATACTTTGGAAAAATGATTAATAAAATTAAATAATTTTGCTAATACTTTTTCTATACTTTTTTTTTATATTTTTTTGCTAATACTTTTTTTATTTTTTTTTTGCTAATACTTTTTTTATATTTTTTTTGCTAATACTTTTTTTATATTTTTTTTGCTAATACTTTTTCTAAAAGTATGTATATGAGAAAAAGTCCAGAAGAATCAGCAACAAATTTTTCTGTTGGAACAAAAAAAAAGGGAAATGATGGTAATATGTGGGTTATTGTAAAAAATAAAAATGGTGTAAAACGTTGGCAGAAAAAAACAAAAAAATCCACAAAAAAATCCAAGAAATCCACAAAAAAATCCACAAGAAAATCCAGAAAAAAATCATCTAAATTATTAACTGGTGAAAAATATTTAATTTTTGATAATGGGGGAAGACCATATAAAGTGGTTATAAAAGGAAAGGGATTGGATATTTTTACATATGATGATTCTGTTGAAGATATAAATTACGATGATTATCCAATATTAATAAAATCATATAGAAATTTAAAAAAAATATTTATCCCAAAAGGCATTGATGACAGGGGAGATTCCTGGTCTGGTGGAAAAGGAAATACAATATTGGCGCATATTTCTGGCAATAGATACTTGTTTATAGGGCCGTGGATTTACGAGTTTGAAACAAAAGGAAAAATATTAGAATACCATTCTCAAGTGGGTAATAGTGGTGTCCCATATCCATTGGCAGTTGGTGAAAATAATGTATATTTTTTAATAGAAAAAGGTGAGGAAGGTTATTTATCAAGAGAATATTTTGAAGAATTTCCAAAAAAATATAGTTGGGCAATTGATGGATATTCTCGTTTATGGGGTCAAAATACGTTTGAGAAAAAACTTTCAACAAAAAAAATTTCTAAAATCAAAGTCATTAAGAAAAGAAAATGGTAAATATATATAAAGATAATTATTTATAATTATATATATATGAGTGATAAAGAAGACACCATCGCTGGTCGTATAAAAAAACGGGTAAAAGAAGCTGCACGCACAGGAAGAGTTGGTGGAACCGACCATAAAAAACTGATCGCTAAAAGGAGAAAAGAAGTTGAACAGAGGAAGAAAAATATGAAAGTAGATTGCTGACCACCAAAGAAAAAAAAATAATTATAACTTTTCACAAATATGACGCGATCATTTTAAATGTAAAAGAATGATAGCCGATTGTGAACATTTATTCTTTAAAATATTCCAATTCTGTTGGTCTAAAACTACCATAATTTCCCATTTGCTGCAAATAATAAAATAGATGCTTGTTTTTATAACCTCCATCTGGATATGCTACGTACCATCCATTCTCATATAACTCCCAATCAACCATAAGGGTTTCAATGGCTTGTAAATGCGATTCATCAACCAAGTGGTATTTCAATAATTCAGCTTTATCTAATTTTTTTCCTAGGTGAGATTTTGGGATTTTACTGCTATCCCATTCGTGATATACTTTTTTCCCATTGAATGTAATTTCAGAAGAACATCCGTTTTTTGCTGCTCTAATCATTTTTATTTATTTTTGTAATAAAATACTAAAAAAAATCAATTTAATAAATTGATTTCAATATAGAATAACGTGCTTATTTAAAATGTATAATTTACCAATAAATAGGGACAATTTTTTATGGGAAAAAATAAATAATCAATTTTTGAAAGGCGGTTTTCAATGGTATAATCAAATTAATCCTGAAAATAATAGATGGTATTATCTGTATTATATTGGAGAATGTGAAAAAAGATCTGCAAAAAAAGTTTCAAAGTATAAAAAATGGAATAAGGTAACAAATTGGTTGCGTCATATTGAAAAATTTGAAGAAATTCAAGAAAAGTATGAAAGTGAAGATGTTGTGATTTAATAGTCTTACGAGAAGAACAAACTTTTACCAAAAAGATTGTTTTGTCAAACTTTTAGTAAAAGTTTTTAGATGGTAGGTATAAATTCCCAATTCAATTCTTTACAAATTTTCTTCCAAATCACATCTTGTTCAATTCTTTTAACCGGATCTTTTAACATTGGAAAATATGGTAAAAAAATCTTTTCATCCAATAATTCGCACATTTTATACAATACATAATAATAATTCAAAAAATTCACTCTTGTATCCGGACAATGGCGAGAATATGGCTGTTGAATATCCATAAATAAATTACATAATTTCTCTTCCAATTCAGGTTTCATAACAGGTGGTTTAATTCCCAATTTATCTTTAATAAACGGTATATGCTCATAAAATTTATTATATCCCAATTTTTTTAAAATATCTTTAGCTTTTTTATTTGTCATTTGTTTCAAATTAATTCTTTCTTTTTTTATTTGTTCTTTTATGTCAGTCAATACCTTTTTAGGAATTTGTGTTGTTTCTTTCGCTTGAAATTGTGCAAGTATTTCTCTAAAATGATTAATTCTTTTATAAGCATAAAAACATACTTCTTTGGGGGGCTCTTTATAAGAAGGTTTTTCGTGTTCAATGAGAAAATTACTTTGCCGACTACATTTTTTGCAAACCAAAACACCTAAATTTTCAATTGGTATTAATTCACCAAAACAATGTACACATATATCATATTTAATTTTATAATTTTCCAAATCTATATATGTTTTATCAATATTTGTTAAATAAGCATTAACATTGGAATTAAATTCATAAGTATCTTCTGTTATTTCTTTATTGCACTCTTTGCCATCTTTATTAAAAAAATTATTTAAAATATTTTTTTTATTTGTAGTATTCCCCAAAGATAAATTTTTCTTTTTCTCAAAATAATTAAATATATATTTAGAATTCTTTAATAAATATTCTTTTTCTTTTATTTTTTCTTTTTTTTTCTGAACATTAATTTCTTTAATTTTTTCTTTAATTGTTAATTTATCTTCAATATTATTGGAATTTTTAAATTTAATTTTTAAAATGTCTAATTCTTTATTTAAAACAGGTATTAAAGTTTGTTTAATATTTTGAAATTCTAACATTTTTTCTCTATGTTTTTTATCCAATGTAATTTTAATTTTCCCCTTTTTTTTAATTTTTTTTAATTTTTTTGGTTTAAAATTGGGCATATATACTTCTTTAATAATAATTATTTATACTAAAAAATAAATAAATAATAAAGTAAATATATTGTTTTTAAATATTTTTAAATGATAAATGGATATATCATTGGAAAATATAAATATATATGATGATATTGATATTGTTAAAAAAACCAAAATGATTTTAATATTTAATGCATTAGAAAAAGGTTGGAAAATCAAAAAAACAAATAATTTATATATTTTTTCAAAAAATCACGAAGGTAAAAAAGAAGTATTTTTAGATAATTATATTAAACGGTTTATCGAGTCAAATTTAAAAAGTAGTTAATAATTTATCATTACATATATTTAATTTAATTTAATTTAATTAAATATTGAAATATTATTTTCTTTAGGAATATTATAATAATATGGGAGGAGGTCTTATGCAACTAGTCGCTTACGGTGCCCAAGATGTTTATCTTACGGGTAACCCTCAAATCACTTTCTGGAAGGTAACTTACAGACGTCAC